TATCAAACTAGAGCATGACATACGTGCCATCATAGACCGACAAGAGAAGAATGGATTCAGCCTTGATATACCAAAGGCTTCTATCCTTGTAGCTAAACTTGCAGAAGAAGCTGCGGATATCGAACAGGAAATGCAAGAAATATTTCCACCCATTGTTCATGAAAGATATTCTGAGAAGACAGGCAAGAGGTTGCAAGATAAGGTTGAGGTATTCAATCCAGGTTCTCGCCAACAGATAGCCTTTCGTCTGATGGAGAAGGGCTGGAAGCCTGAGAAACATACACCTACTGGGCATCCAATTGTGGACGAAGGTACGCTAAAGAATGTGGACATACCCGAAGCACAAAAGATTGCAAGGTATCTTCTCCTTCAGAAGCGGGTGTCGCAGGTTAAATCATGGCTGGATGTAGTCCAAGAAGATGGTAAAGTTCATGGGCGTGTGATGACATTGAAAGCCATCTCTGGACGCATGGCGCATCACGGTCCTAACATGGCACAGATACCTGCCGTTTACTCTCCCTACGGCAAAGAGTGCAGAGAAGTGTGGAAGACTACTTCACCTTCGTACAAACTGTTAGGTTGTGATGCGTCAGGTTTAGAATTACGTTGTCTAGCACACTATATGGATGACCCTGAGTTTACTAAAGAGGTAGTAGATGGTGACATTCATACAGCAAATCAAAAGAATGCTGGACTAGAAACTAGAGATCAGGCCAAGACATTTATTTATGCATTAATTTATGGTGCAGGACCTGCAAAGATTGGTTCCATCGTAGGTGGTGGTGCTAGAGAAGGACAAGCAGTCATGAATAAGTTTATGTCAAACATGCCAGCATTGAAACGTCTTCGTAATGCAGTGGACAAAGCTGCACAAGAAGGTTTCATTCGTGGTCTGGATGGCAGACTATTGGTTGTCAGACAGCAACATGCCGCTGTTAATCTCCTACTACAAGGAGCAGGTGCAATCATATGTAAGGCTTGGCTTCGTAAAATAATACTACTAGCAGAGAGAGAAAAGATAGACTATAAACTTGTTGCTAGTATCCACGATGAATACCAGTTTGAAGTGAATACATTACATGCAGATAAACTTGGAAGGATTACAAAAGATGCAATGAAGTTTGTTGAAGAAGAACTCAAAGTAAACTGTCCCCTAGATAGTGAATTTAAAATAGGAAATAATTGGGCAGAGACACATTAACTGTTGACATTAATATTTTAGTGTGGCATAATACTTAAAATCAAGACGGTGATCATTGAATCACATTTAACAAGGAGAATAAAAACAATGAGTGTTATTTCTGGTAAAGCATATTGGGCATTTGTTCATGAAGCGAATACTACTTTTGAACCAACCTGGTCTATTGACGTTTCTTTAGATGAAGCTAATAAAGCTATCGTAGAAGCTGATGGTTTGAAGTGGCGTAACAAGGGTGACGAGCGTGGTGATTTCATTACAATCAAACGTAAGGTTACTAAGTCTAACGGCAACCCAAACGAGGCACCTGAAGTTGTTGATCACAACAAACGTATCCTAGCATCTGATAAAAACTTTATTGGTCCTGCTTCTATTGTTAATGTTCAGTACAGAACATATGAGTGGAACTATAAAGGTAACGCAGGTATCGGTGCAGACCTACAAAAGGTACAGCTTCTGGAACTAGAAGAGTTGCCTGATACATCAGACGATGAGTTGCCTGTTGTGGAATCAGGTTACTCTGCATCAGATAGTATCTCTGAAGAGGTTCCTTTCAATAGCTAAGTAGTACCAAGGGAGCAGCATCATTGTGAATGGCTGCGGGCTGGCTTGAGTTTGCGGTGGGTACGCCAGATTTTTACAGGGAGAAAAACATGAACGAATATACAGAAGAGTATGAACTTATTCAGCGTGATCCAATCATGGGAACCGAAACAGTTGTTAAGGGTTCTGCTCTAACATGGATGGAATTACAAGACCTACTACTTAGATTTGTCCATGCATCAGGATACTATTACATTACTGACATACAGTTTTTAAAAGATCAAGATCAAGATGAAGAGGAAGAGTTATGAGGCATGAAGCATACATGAAGAAGCTTATTGAGAATGGTGCTAATGTTGACATGGTAAACAATCCACCTCACTACAATCATGCAGGTATAGAATGCATTGAAGCAATTGAAGCCGCACTAACCCCAGAAGAGTTTCGTGGTTACTGTAAAGGAAACAATATCAAGTATACATGGCGTGAGAGTTACAAGAATAAAGATGAAGACCTCGCTAAAGCAAACTGGTACTTGACTAGGTTACTAAAACAAAAGGAAAGCTAATGGCTCATATTGACACACTAATAGATGATATCTATAAAACACTTGAAGACGGTATTGAAAACGTAACAGTTAAGAAACGTGATGCAATCTATAAGTGTGGTACAGAAGTAATGGAAGCAATAACAAGGGCTGTCACAGAAAAACGTGACAACTCCAACCCAACATTACGTATGTCACAGATTGGAAAGCCTTCACGTCAAGTATGGTATGACATGAAGAATACAAACCGTGAGCCTATCACTGGTCAAACAAAGATTAAGTTTTTGTTTGGTGATATTCTTGAATCATTGCTTCTATGTCTTGCACAACTAGCAAACCATGAAGTATCGGAACAACAAAAGACTGTCGAGGTGGATGGTATCAAAGGCCACACAGACTGTCGCATTGATGGAGTATTAGTAGATGTCAAGTCAGCATCGCCCTATGCTTTTAAGAAATTCAAGGACAGTACCCTGTCTACTGATGATCCCTTTGGTTATATTGCTCAGATTTCTGGGTATGCAGAAGCCCAAGGTGACAAGGAAGCAGCGTTCTTCGCAATAGATAAGTCATCTGCAGAACTTGTTCTGATGAAAGTTCATTCAATGCAAATGATCAATGCTAGTGATCGTATCAATGAACTTAAATCAGTTGTTGGTAAGGATACTCCACCACCACGTTGCTACACTGATGAGGCTGACGGAGCATCAGGCAATCGTAAGCTTGCTATTGGTTGTGTATATTGTCCATTCAAAAAATCATGTTGGTCAGATGCCAATGGTGGTATGGGGTTACGTGCCTTCAAATACTCTAACGGTGTTCGTTATCTTACAGTTACTGCCAAGCTACCAAATGTGGAAGAAGTTGCTGCATGAAGAAGACTACCAAGAGACAGAGAAAAAACTCATACTCACATAAGTATAGAAGCAACTCAGAACTTTCCTGCAGTGAACAGTTAACTAAGAATAAAATTGACTTCAAGTATGAACCATATCCCATTGCATATGAATGGTTTGAGAACAAGAAATACATACCAGATTTCCTGTTACCAAATGGTATTATACTTGAAGTCAAAGGCAGGTTCATGCTAGAGGACAGAAAGAAACATCTGTTCATTCGATCACAACATCCTGATATTGATATACGTTTTATATTTGATAACCCTTACCGTAAACTTTACAAGGGTGGTAAGATGACGTATGCAGATTGGTGTGATAAGTATAAGTTCAAGTTCTGTAAGTTAAACGAAGAGATACCACAAGACTGGCTTACCTGATGATAGATACGGAAATTAATCTCGTACTGTCTAATGATGCCCAAGTAAGTATATCATCCCCAGAGAAAACTTTATATCTGGCGGTTATCCTTCAAGCATTACTAGACGCAACCAAGCCTTCATACAACGGAGAACCAGAACATGCAGTCCTAGAAAGAGACAGGGCTATAGCATGGTTCTTTGCATCTGTCGGTGTAACTGCAGAAGACTTCACTGAAGTGTGTGATAGTGCAGGTGTAAACCCTGAATACATGAGACAATTTGCTTTTCGTGTACTTAAATCGGGTGAGGTAGACTTTGTTCGCAAGAGAATAAATGCTATTCTTGGTCACTAGATCTATTGTAATTCATATTCGTTTGTGATACTATTATTTTTCGTCACACTATAATCCCGGAGAGATATACATGAATAATATTTTACCTACAGACTACCAAAATTTTATTGCGCTTTCACGATATGCACGTTGGAAAGAAGATGAACAACGCCGTGAGACATGGACTGAAACAGTAAGCCGATACTTTGATTATATGCAAGAACATCTAAAGAAAAATTATTCATATGATATAACAAAAGATCTACGTAGCAAGCTAGAAGAAGCAGTATTAAACCAAAACATTATGCCAAGTATGAGAGCATTAATGACTGCAGGTCCTGCCTTAGATCGTTGCCATGTAGGTGGCTACAATTGTTCTTACGTACCAGTTGATAGCCCTCGTGCCTTTGACGAAACAATGTACATTCTAATGTGTGGTACAGGTGTAGGCTTTTCTGTTGAAAGACATATCGTTGACAAACTACCAACAGTTAATGAAGATTTTCATGACACAGATACAGTAATTAAGGTAGGTGATTCACGTCCAGGCTGGGCTAAGTCATTGAAAGAACTTATCTTTATGTTGTACTCTGGTCAGGTTCCCAAGTTCGATGTCAGCGAAGTGCGTCCTGCAGGTGCAAGGCTCAAGACATTTGGTGGTAGGGCATCAGGTCCTCAACCGTTGATTGAGTTGTTTGAGTTTTGTATTAAGAAATTTAAGGGTGCAGCAGGACGTAAACTATATCCTATTGAATGCCATGATATCATGTGCAAGATTGGTGAGGTTGTAGTGGTAGGCGGTGTACGCCGATCAGCCCTTATAAGCCTGTCTAACCTCAACGATGATCAGATGCGACATGCCAAGTCAGGGCAGTGGTGGGATGAGCCTGGAATTAAACGTGAAGGTCAACGTGCATTGGCTAATAACTCTGTAGCTTACAAAGAAAAGCCAGAGATGGGTACGTTCATGCGTGAGTGGTTATCACTATACGAATCACATTCAGGTGAGCGTGGTATCTTTAATCGACAAGCAGCAATCAAACAAGCCGCTAAGAATGGAAGACGTGAAACTGATCATGACTTTGGCTGCAACCCTTGTAGTGAGATTATCTTACGTCCATATCAGTTCTGTAATTTGTCAGAGGTTGTGGTACGAGAAAGCGACACAGTTGAAACACTACGTGAAAAGGTTAAGCTTGCTACCATCCTTGGTACATTCCAAGCTACACTAACCAACTTCAAATATCTGCGTAAGATTTGGCAGAAGAACACAGAAGAAGAACGGTTGCTTGGTGTGTCTTTGACAGGCATCATGGATAATAAACTAACATCTCAGATTGGTGGTACATTGGAAACAGTACTAGAATTACTGCGTGAAGAAGCAGTATTGACTAACAAGGATATTGCAAAGAAGTTGGACATTCCACAGTCAACTGCTGTTACTTGTGTAAAGCCTAGTGGTACTGTATCTCAGCTTACTGATGCTGCATCAGGCATTCATGCACGTCATAATGAATATTATATTCGTACTGTTCGTGGTGACAACAAAGACCCACTAACACAGTTCTTGATTGCCGAAGGTATCCCATCGGAGCCTGATGTAAACAAACCAGAAAGCACAACAGTCTTTAGCTTCCCCATGAAGTCACCTAAAGGTGCGGTGACACGTACTCAAATGACCGCTATTGAACAGCTTGAACTGTGGCTTACCTATCAACGGCATTGGTGCGAACATAAGCCTAGTGTAACAATTTCAGTAAAGGAATCAGAATGGATGAGCGTAGGTGCTTGGGTGTATAAATATTTCGATGAAGTGTCAGGTATTAGTTTCCTTCCTTTTGATGATCATGTTTATGCACAAGCACCTTATCAGGACATTGATTCTGCTGCATACAAAGATTGGTCAGCTAAGATGCCAAAGAATGTTAACTGGTCTAAGCTGAGTGACTTTGAAAAGGAAGACACTACATCAGGTGGACGTGAGTTGGCTTGTACTGCAGGTGTCTGTGAAGTAGTTGACTTGAATGCGGCATAAAAAAAAGCTTGACATTGTAATTCAAATGTCATATAATATACCTTTACAACCGAAGGTGTGTTATGTTTAGTAATAAGAAGCCAGTTATATACGTAGGATATGATGATCGTGAGTACCAATCATATGAAGTTCTCAGAGAATCTATCCTACGTTATACAGATAAGTATGATATTATTCCTCTTGTACAAACCTCACTAAGACGTGCTGGCCTATATCGCCGTACAGTAAGGCTTGATATTGCAGGTGGTGATAAGGTTGCAAGAGTAGATGAATTTGATTGCCGTCCTTTTAGTACAGACTTTACCTTTACAAGGTTCTTGATACCTGCTATGAATCAGTATAGTGGGTGGGCTTTGTTCATGGATTCAGATATGTTTGTTCGGACTAACATCGAAGAGTTCTTTGATGAGTATACAAAGAACCATCAATATGCTATTCAGTGTGTACACCATAACTATAATCCGACAGCAACTGTAAAGATGGATAATCAAGTTCAACAGAACTATAACAGAAAGAACTGGTCTAGTTTTGTTCTTTGGAATTGTTCTCATAAGTCTAATCTTAATCTTACTGTTGACGATGCCAACTTAAAACCAGGTAGCTGGCTTCATGGCTTTGGTTGGTTACAAGACGATGAGATTGGTGCCATCAGCGAAGAATGGAACTGGTTAGATGGCTGGTCTCCTGAAGCTATGAATGCTAAGAACGTACACTTTACAACAGGCGGTCCTTGGTTTGAACCTGAGTGGGAACCAAAGAGACAATCCGATATTGCCTATGCTGCAGAGTGGAAAGAATTAAAGAAGAAGACTTTTATTTTAGGAGAAGATAATTAATGTATACTTTTGTTACATCGTTTAGTGAGAGTGGATACCACGAGTACGCCAAGAACATGCTGGAAAGTGTGGTCAATAAATGGAACCCTAAAGAGTTTAAACTCGTGGCTTACTACCATGACTTTGATATTAAAAGTGTGTCTCCCCCTATGGCTGACAACATTGAGTATCGCAATCTTAATGACGTAAAAGAAATGCTTGAGTACCGTGAGCGTATGAAGTTTCATGATGGAACTGAAGGTGGTCAGATGAAATACAATTGGCGGCTTGATGCAATCAAGTGGTGTCATAAAGTATATGCAATGACTGATCTTGCCTTTGAAATTATGGAACAAGATGATCACGAGACTTGGATGATCTGGTTAGATGCAGATACGGTAACAACAAAACGGCTTGATGTAAAACAATTTAAAAAATGGCTGCCTGAAAAAGCAGACCTCGTACACTTAGGAAGAACAGATGCAGACTACAGCGAAACAAGTTTCATGGGCTTTAACTTGGGCATTCATAATACTTGCAGTCTCCTTGCTGACCTTAGAGGTGCTTACACTATTGGTGAGGTAGTTGCATATCGTGAGTGGCATGATGGGTTTATCTTTGAACGTCTTCTTAATATCTACAAAGCACATGGCATGGTAACTAACAACCTGTCTGAAGGTGTCAAAGGTTTGGCAGCGTTTGCTCAGTCACCTTTGTCAGAATACTTTGATCACTTCAAAGGTAATTTAAAATCAAAGGTTAGCGATACAACTGTGGCACCTGATGTTAATGGACCTAAACGATACAAACAATTGCTAGATCTTATTACTTTCTACAAGCCTAGTAATATTGTAGAGACTGGTACATGGAATGGTGGACGTGCTATTCAAATGGCAGTTGCAGCATTTCAATACACAGATAAAGTACATTACACTGGCTTTGATTTGTTTGAAGAAGCTACCCCAGAATTAGATCACATTGAATTGAACAGCAAGCCACACAATTCTAAGAAAGCTGTAGAAGCTAGGTTAGAAGAGTTTGCACGTAAAATGAAACCAATGGGTAAAATCTTTACGTTCAAGCTACATAAAGGTGACACAAAGAAAACACTCAAGGCTTGCAAGTCTATAAAGAAGGCAGACTTTGCATACATTGATGGTGGTCATTCTTATGAAACAGTAAAGTCTGACTTTGAAAATCTAAAGCACGTACCTATTCTTGTGTTTGATGATTACTTTTCTAAAGACAAAGAAGGACGTATGCCAGACAACGATGGTGTTAACCAACTTATGAAAGAGATTACGGCATATGGTAAGGTTGTCTTACCTTCTTCTGATGCAGTCATGGGTGGGGGTATAACTCATCTTTGTTTTGTAGCTATGAAGCAAGGTCTGCCTAAGATACCAGATGAACTGACACGTGTTCCCATTGTTGTCACACCAAAAGATTCTCGTCCTAAAGAGGAGATTATTAATAATGTTCTTGAAAATAAGAAACTAATTAAAGATTTTGATTGGATTAAAACAAGTAAGATCAATAATGAAACCGCCATCATTGTCTCTGGTGGTACTAGCACAGATTGGTGGGAAGTTAAGGATCGTATTGCTAAGACAAATGGTAAAGTATTCTGTGTTAAGCATAGCTATCCAAAACTTTTGGAGCAAGGCATTCAACCGTTTGCTTGTGTGATCCTAGATCCACGTCCTATTACTGGCATGAGTACACATGGTGTAGTTCGTAAAGATTTGTTTGACAAAGTAGATGACAAAACAATTATGCTTGTGGCATCTATGACTGATCCTTCAGTTACTAAACATCTTATCAAGAAGGGTGCTAATGTAAAAGGTTGGCAAGCTTACTCAGATGCCTTGCGTGATATGTCTGTTACAGATAAGATTGTAGTGGACAAGACAACAGGTATTGAAGAAGGCTCTACTCTTATCACTGGTGGTACTTGTGCAGCTATGCGTACCATTGCTATTGCACATACACTAGGATTTAGAAACTTTGAACTGTTTGGTTTTGATTGTTCTGTTGGTGAAATAACAGAGGAAATGAAAAAAGAAACAACAGATACAGAGAAGCAACGACCTAAGTATATGCAAGTAGAAACAGGTGGTGAAAAGTTCTGGACTACAGGTGAACTACTAGCTATGGCACAAGACTGTGAGAAGCTATTTGATAATGATCAGATGGACATGGGAATTAATTTTCATGGTGAAGGTACTCTTGCCGCTGCAGTTTGGGAAGCGTCTAAACGTGGTAAGGAAAAGTATTACACAGAGTTGCTAGATGTCGCTGCTTAATGATAAACAAGAACGGTTTTGTCAAGCCTATATCCTGCACAGAAATGCTACAAAAGCGGCAGCAACTGCAGGATATAGTGAGACCTCTGCCCATAACCAAGGCCATAGGTTATTACAAGATGAACGAATTAAAGAACGAATTGACGAACTCACAAATGAGATTTCAACAGATGTTGATGTTATCTCAGAAATCGAAAAGCAATATGAGGTTGCTCGTAATGCAGGTAATGGAAACACTGCTCTCAAGGCTCTTGAACTTCTTGCAAGGGTACGAGGAAACAATGCGGATGAAGTCAGCACAGATGAAGAAACATTAGAAATGGAAATCGTAAACGCTATCAGAGTAATGGGTGTTGAGAAATCGTTTCAGCTTTTTGAACTAGCGTTTCCCGAAGAATTTACTAGCACTACGGACACCGAAGCTGGCAGCGACAATGACACCTAGTGTATACTGATACCAGTCAGGCATATTAGTTAAGGCTGCGAAGCCATCATCAACTATCTGTCTACCCCAATCTCCACAAAATGAAAGCACGAGAGGCACTGAAAAAATAATCGTAAGCCATTCGTCTTTCCAACTGGATGCAGAGGCATCTGCCATTTTAAGGTCCCAGTCTATTTCACCTGTGGCCTTCTTCTGCATGACAATAGCTTCAGCTTTAGCGTGGGCTACCTTTGCGTCTGTCTTGGCCTTTGATGTTTCTACTGAACCTTTCAGCCAAGTACCTGCTAACTCTGCAATGGGTCCTATTAGAAGGTTTAACATAAGCCTCTCCTGTTACGTTTAATATTTGTGCAAACATTAGTCATAAGATTCCTGAACGACAACACCTTCACCAAATACATTCATTTCATATGTACCAGACAAGGTACGAAGTTGAAACTGTATGTCAGTTTTTTCATTGTACTTAAATGGTAAACGTCTTTGAATATTCATATTTCCACTAAATGTAGTTCTAGCTACAACGTACTCATTTCCGTTATTATAACGTACATAGTTTCTAAATAAACCGGGTTTAACTGCTGTGCTATCGTTTGAAAAAGCATCAATACGATAGAGATAAAAACATTTACCTGCTGGTACAGTATATATACTTGCTTGATTACGACCAACCCCTGCTAATATTTTTGCGTAAGTTGTACCACCGTTTGATATAGTAATAATACCTACATTTGTTCCTGTGTTAGCGAAGATAACATCATTAATTCTAAAGAATCCTTTAGTTGTTACAGGTGCAGTGGTACTATTTGCAATTACTGTTTCAGAAATTTCATTATAGTTTATATCCAAACCAATAATAGTTACAGTTCCACCATCATCTGAAGCTGATGCAGATGTAACTGTCATCGGAAGTGCGGACGTTGGGTATGTATAAGCTGTAGCATTTTCCCACAATGGGATAAATGCAGTGGTGGTAGATGCCTGCCAACCAAATATATTACGGACTTCATGGTTAATAATCTGACCACGAGATATCTGTAATTCAAAAGGTTCGTTTTTACCTACTCTAGTTATTGATTGAGTTACAGACATTTAACCACTCCCACTCTTCTTTATTATAAGGTATCATTAAAATTCTCCACTCGCCATAGCGTCTGACAAAATTTTGGCTCTGCGTCCTACCTGCCTAGCCCATCTAGAATCTAACATTTCTCTTGATGCGGCTTCCCAATTTTGTTCGTGTATAGCATTCCACATAAGTTTAAACTTACATAGTCTAGGTACACCCATATTAAATGCCATGTCCATTAGTACAAGTTGACGTACACTGTCTAGATCTTCTACACATTTGTGTACACGACATAATTCATTCTCTACTATTGCAATGTCATTGAGGGCTAGATACCTTGCATCGGCTTCAGATATTCCATGTTCATAGACCACCTCCATACTAGGGATGTCAAGGTAATCTAGCTCCTCTTTACTGATACCACGGTCTTTTAAATTTCTACCTATGCCTATAGTATCAATTCCTAATGTATCTTGATAAACTGTAAGCACAAGACCTTCATGCTTTACAAGCTTATCTAAAAAATGTGAACGATTGTATTTCATTTAACTGTCCTTGATTCAGAAATTCTATGGTTAGATGACCCAGGATTTTTACCTTCGTGGTTCATCCACACGGCGAATGCTCCTGTCATTGCCCCTGTTACTACAGATACTAAACCAGCCTGTGCTGCAGTTGGATCTGGTAAGGTCATGAACCACTCGACTACTCGCCAACTCATTATTGTCATAATAAGCATCATTAATCTTGGTAATAGTTTCCATTCTAAAATCTTCTCAGCAGCCATTAAAAATACCCACGCATTAAATCTTTTAATCTATCGTCTAATGTAGGCTGAACGGTTCCACCAACTTCTCGTTTGACCATACCACCATACCTTAAACCTTCTTCATCAAAGCTTGCAGGAGAACTGTTGTCTACACTAAAGTCTCCAGGATCTACACCACCTCCTATATCTGCACCACCATCACCACCAATTGGCGCACCTTGATAGTCTTGTCTACCTACACCAGTTCCAGATATTACAGTACCACCGCCAGTAGTTGGAAATCCACCACCTACAGACGGATCACCAGCACCAGTGGCTTGTGCAATTTGACTGGCAATTCCACTTAAATCAAATCTCATATTAGCAATGTCGGAAGGAATACCTGGTACATCCCCTAAATTGAAACCAGTTGCACTAGGCATTGAAGGTTTAGATGTGGGCAACGACATACCAGAAGGACTAGTTGGTGTAGTTGCCTGACCAGCTTTTGCAATAGAACCAGCAATACTAGGTGTTGTTGTTATAGAAGATTGTGGTACAGGCGCACCTACATTACCTGCATTTTGTGCCAGTGATTGTTGTGCCGCTTGTGTAATATTACCATAAATATCCGCACGTTGTTGTGACATATTAGGTGGGGCAGACTGTGGCGCACCTTGATAGTCTTGTCTGCCTATATTACCTGAAGCTTTATTGAGGGCATCAATACCTGCATTGCCTGAAAGACTTGCCTGATATGCAGCTTCAGCCGCAGCATTACTAGCATACCTGTCCTCTAATGTCATAGGTTTGTTAAGAGGATTTTCTTGAGTTCTGTCTTCTGGATTAAATCCAAAAAATCTTGCAGTACCTGACATTACTGGATTACGAGACACCATTGTTTCAGCAGTCTGGGATAAATTACCAAGAGGATCTTGTGTAAATGCAGGTCCACCAGCCTGACCTATTTTTTGGCTTGTCTGTAAAGCGTCAACACCTGTCATAGCTGCACCAATAACAGGAGCCGCATAACCTATACCAGCTTCTATTACTCCAGGTAATCTACCAGAAGGTTGTGCAGTAGGGTTAGCACCTTGGTTCATTGCGGCTGCAATGCTAGATAGACCATCCTTTTTATTATAATCTGCTGGGTTTGTTATTGCCATTTTACTCGTCCTCTATTCTATTACCTTGTAAAGCTTGGTACAGTTCTATAATTCTTTCCCTTGGTATTGGAGCGTTAGTACGTCTTTGTGAAACACCAAAGCTAGGAAATGTAGGAATATAATAATTGCTTGACGCAAGATTTAAGTTTTTCCAAACATCATCTGATATATCTTTTTTACCACGTAGCTTTAAACCTTTAACAATTTCCTTTGCATAGTCTTCACCAAACAAAGAACGATAATTGTCTGTCAAAGCTTTCAACTCTTGAAATCCACCAAGTCTTTGACGCTGACTATCTTTGTATGCATCAAATATTGTATCAGCATCTGCTTCACTATACAATGTAGGATCAGATATAGTTCTAACAAATCCAGCATCTGCTCCCTTAATCTTACGTAAGCTAGGATCTAAAGCGTATTTTAAACCTGCAGTCATATCCAAACGCTGATTACGTACACCAAAGAATGCAGGTAATCCTACATCACCACCAAATGTCTGGTCATATCCAGAGATTGTAAAGCTTGAAGGTGTGACACCCTCTGGTAAATTCTTTCCCTCACCAAAGTCTCCAAACAAAGGAGATATAATCTTAGATGTTCCAGCCTTAGTTTGCTCGTAGTTCCTACGTTTTTCTAAAAAGTTTAACACGCCTGGTTTAAACGGATCAACAGCAATGCCTATGGCCTTTTGTATCTTACCCATTGTTGTAGGTTCGTTTTGATAGTTACGACCATTAGCTAAATCAAACATAGCTTTTGTCAACATAGAAGGTTCCATGAATGGACCTAGTTGATTATCAAACAATCCAATAGCAAGACCTTCTAGTTCTGATTCATTTAATCCACCATCAGCAATCATTTTGTGTGCAACTTTAGCACCAGTTTTTAGATAAGCATACGGATCAAGTGGTCCAAGGTTTACATAGTTAACACCTACATTACCACGTTTATCTTTATCAATACCGCTTGTGTATATTCTATTTTGAAACTGTTCATATGAAGGAACAACACCATTAATAGCTTCTTCTTGATCGTCCGTAATGCCAAAAATCTGACGTGATTGATTTGACAAAGCATCACCACCTAAACCAATAGCTGTCATACCTGCCAGTCTTTTTGCAGCTTGTTTTCGTAGCTCTGAATTACCGCTTGACAAATCATCTAGAGTATACTTAACAAGGTTCTTTGTAGTACGTATCATTTCTGCAGGAAATGCAATGAAGTCACCAACTGGTGCGCCACGTAAAGCTTTGACAGCACGAGGAACAAGAGAATAGTTAGGCATCATATCACGTGTACGTTGTGCAGCAAGCTCTTCAATCTCAGCCAAAGGCTTATCAGGAAAAGCTTTACGCATATAATCTTTAGTCTTTTCAAAGTGTATAATCTTAAACAAATCATCTTCTGCTTGATACAGGTTTGTTAAGAATGTGTTAGCCTTTTTGGTACCACGAGTAAGTGCAGTCTTTTCAAACCAATCGTCAGCTGTACTACCTTTTAATACACTATTTAAGTTACGTCTAATAAGATTAACACCAATACCACTTTCAGTAATACCTAATTCTGCATAACGACCAGCAGCTTCTGCAAGCTCACGGTTGTTTTTACCAGCTAATTTTGCCGCTGTTTGTGTAATAGCTTTTTTACCTGAGTTATACCCAGGTACTAAACCGTTTGCACCTAACATAAAGATGTTACCAATAAGGTTACGACCATGTGTTGCAGGACTATAAACAGTCTTTGCGGTTTGTGTAGCACCTTTAGCTAACATAAATCCTTTAGCCCAGCCAGACGTAGGAGTTATTTCATCTAAACCCTCTTTGATTGCTCTTGCATATGTTTCATCTATGTAAACATTCTCAAGAGGATTACGAACCATTCCCTTGTCAACCTTACCACGACCAAGTATTTTTCCTAACCGACCTTCAGCAATATCACCAAGACTTATATTGTTTACTAAAGATTTATCTGTAGAGGCTACACCTTTACCTATTAAATCCCTTGCTAGTTCTTCTAAGAAATCATTCTCAGCTTTAATTGTAGACAGCTTTTCAAATGTTTTGATATAGTTTTGTTGAGGTGATTTTACCTCACCCCACAATGCACGTATTTCTTGTGGTATATCACCACGTTTTGACAATACCTTACTAGATCCTACAGCGGGTGTAAGACTACGTTGTGAAAACAAACTAAACATTTTACCAGCATCCTTGTCTGCCGTAGCAACAAGAGATTCTAATGTCTGTGGAATTTTAGCAGGGTCAATACCACTATCTAATAGATATCTTTCTGTTCCTTCAATGATTTCATCTTGCTCACCAGCTTTGTAACCCTCTAATCTTTTACGAAGGTTCTTAGCATACTCTGGATCATCAAAGGCTTGATAAGAACGGTTAAGATAAAACCCTTTGTTACCACCAATACGAGCCTGTAGTTTTCCACGAACAACATTCTGTTCAACGTACTGAGACAAGTCATCAATGTTCCTACGCATTTCATCTATGATCATTCTAGATTCAGGTGCTTGTTGAGCAAGCTCGTCATAGTCAACCTTATTACGTCTTAGTTGATTGACAACATTCTGAGCCGCAGCTTTTTCTTCTGCTTGAAACTTGTAAAGTTTTTTTAGTGCCTTGTCTGTTGCAGACTGATCTACTGCGTTTTGTGCTTTATTAATTAAGCGTTGTTCTTTTGCTAGTACTTGCTCAAGACTTGCTTCTGCATTAGCCAATCCATTGTCTGAATACTGCAAAGCGTTATTCATTTTAGATTCTATTTCTGCGTTGTATCTTGGAATTTCTTTTTTAATTGTTGCATCTAATTCTTTAGCTAAACCGTCTGCTTCAATCATAGCTTTCTTTGCAGCACCGCTACGTTTAATAATGGCACCCAAAGTTTTGTCATCTGTTCCAAGACGAGAAGAAAAATTAGAACCTAGTTTACCAAGAAATGAAACCTTTTGTTTTGGTTGTCCAGCCTTTCTAGCTACGTAGGCTTTACGAAGATATACAGGAAGACTAAGTGCAAAAGCTGCAGGTATGTCAATAGCTGTATTCTTTACAAAGGCATCAATATAATCTAATGCTGTAGGATCTGTAGGATCTTCTTTAAGTTTTTTCAAAGCCTCTTCACTTTGATCATCTTCCATAAGCATGTCAAAAAGATTATCACGAGGATCTTCAATAACTGTTGTACCAAAAGCACCAGCCGTACCATAACCAGCTATCTTACCTGCTTTACGTCCACGTCTACCAGCTTTACGAGCAGTCTTTGTAAGAACTGCCCTTGCCCCAGGACTAGCCAGCTTTAAACCTTTAGCGGCTAAGTTAGCACCCTTGACTGCTAGACCTGCAGGAATAAAATAAGAAGCAACATCACCAACAAGTCGCTCACCAGTACCATAAGCTCCATCACCATGATAAGGATCAAAGATTTCACTAGAAGCTTCTTTCAATGCTTCAGGTACATACTCACCGACAGCATCTAACGCTGATGAAAATGTATCAGTAACTGCATCAGGAAGAAAAGCTTCTGCTACATCACCAATACCTTCGACAGCCTCACCAACTGCACGGCCTACTACACGACCTACTGCAGTTCCACGACCAGTAAAATCTTGCTGGCCTTCTTCTTGTACCACATCAAATTCGTTATCAGCTTTAATGAAGTCATCAGGATCTACACCAAGCTCTGCCACCTTATCACGAAAGTTTTCTTTAGATAACTTACCTTGCCTGTCTAACTCAAGCAAGGCATTTCTTGTATCTTGAAATGTCTGTGAACGATAACTAATAGCCATGATTATTATTTATACTTCTTTAAAGTATCGTTTGCAGCAACAGAATTATTATTTCCCTGTTGAATTTGACCATCTGGTGAAGGTGTCTTATCTCCAAGTCTACTTAATCGACCAGAAAGAATTTCACTAAACTTAGATGTAACACTCATGTTATCATCTGGCAACCTACCACTTAAAATTAAATTACGAATATCTTCATAAGCTGCGTTAACTTCAGCTTGAATCAAAGGTCCAGTTTCTGCGGACGCAGCCATAGAACCTACAGGTGAAGTAGCAATAAGTGAGTTAACTGTTGATTGACTAACTGTTGAATCAATATTCATAGCTTCATTACGAGCCTTTTGTAAATCAACTTGCTTACCAATTAAGCTTAGAGTATCTGCAAGTTTTTGACGCTCACCAGTTTGTACCTGCTGTGCAATCTCTGCCTCCTTACCAAGGATTGCAAGACGCTGTGCATCTGTCTTATCTGTGATGTCTCCTTCTTCACCTATAATACGACCAACTTCTGCCAGAGGCTGTTTAGCAGCTTCACCAACAATCTGTAAGTCACCTTTAGTAGTATCAGCCGATAATACATTAAGACCAAACTGTGCAAGCTGTAGATACTTTTGTTTTTTTAGATCACCCTTCTTAGCTTTTTGTTTGTCACCTAGTTTAGATTTAAGATCAGCATACTCTGCTTTAAAGGCTTCCATTTCTGGAGTAAGAATTTTTCTATCTTTGATTTCTTTTGCAGATGCTTCTAATAATTTTTCTAAATCTGTAAGCTTTGTATTCTTAGGAAGAGTAAACTGATAAGGAGTATCTGTTACAGTAGGTTTAGTAGTAGCTGTAGTAGCTGAAGGACTACCACCTGTAGAAACCTCATCGTTATCTGTTGAATCAACTTTAGCTTTAGCAGCCAATGCCGCCAGATTATCTGTAGCTACAGTACTAGGTTTGATAACTTTCTTAGTATCATCAGGTTCTGCTCCACCTGGAATTACATCACGAACTAATGTACTAATATCCTGTGGCTCAGTTTGAACAATAGGTTTAGCTTCAGTAGCTACAATAGGTGACTTTGCTTCACCAGCCTCATCAACATTTTTTAAGTTAGCTGTTATCAACGATGGAGACGCAGGAGATTTAGCTAGAGTACCGTCCTCTTTAATTCTGTAAAAATCACCATCTTTATATTTATAAGACACAGGTCCACGCATTGTGGAAACAGTACGCTCTTCACCCTCTTTAAATTTATACTCAGGCTTATCCTCGTCATCTGACGAAAAAAAACTTTGGAACATAGAAGCTAAAGGAAATGCTCCTGATGTAACACTTTCATTTTTATAAGCTTCTGAAATAGGAGCATTACCAGGTCTGTCACCCTGTGCAAGCTTTGCCATGTGACCACCTTCTTTAGCACCAAAGCCACCAAAGGCACCAGCAAGACCTGCAATACCTGTACCAAGACCAAGAATATTCTGAGCCATGCTTGCAGGAGGAGTTGTTGTAAAGCCTGATGTATATGTATTAGGTGTGTAAGGAAAACCACGAACAATAGACTGATATTCTTGTAGTGTTTTTGTAGGAAATAACTGTTCTTCTTGGAACTGTGAGTATGCTAAATCCAAAGCACGTTGAGTATCTCCACGTCTACCAGCACCCATTGCTTCCAACGCACCAATTTCTTTAAATGCTTGACCAGGAATTGCGGCACCCATAGCTGCCAAGCCACCTGCAGCCCCACGCTCACGAGCCTTCTGTGCTTCAAATGCTGCCTGACCAGATTGGAAAGCTGCTTGAGAACCACGAGTTTGGATGTCTGATAATAGTTGTCCTTGGTTACGCATTGCTTCTGATTCCAACAAGGCACCACGTGATCCACCAAATCCACCTGCAGCTACAGACTTTGCACGAATGTCTTGTAGTTGTGGTGCAAACCCACGAGCAGCTTCACGCTTCTCTACATCTACAACTGCCTGTTGATATGGTGACATATATTGACCAGCAACATCACCAAACCGTTCTGCCTGACCTAATGTAAGACCAAGAGCAGGGCGATAATATGTTTGAGCAGAAGACAACATTGGATCAGAGGATACACCACCTGCTACTACACCTTCTGTTCTAGCTTGAGCAGCTAATTGTGAGGGATCAAAACCAGCAATACGAGGTCCTGTGTAGGCTTGATAACCAGCTTTCTCTTCAGCTTCTGCACGAGCTTTTGAACGCTCCAATATGTCCGTAATATAGGGGCGTAGTTCGGAAGGAAATTCCGTGGTGGTGGTTTGCGTGGTAGCCGCTGGTTGTTTACCTTTACTCATACTATAATTCCTTTGTAACTATATAATGGGTTTGTTTGTATCCTCTTGATTCTAGTTTTTTAACCCAACCCTTACGTCCTACTATTTCTATTCTATTACAACCTTCTAATTTTCCAAACGTCTCAAATGTTTTTGTATCTACCCAACTATTAATTTTTTTACCACCCATCAAAACAATTCTTAATGCTTTGTTATGTTGATATGGTATTAGTTCTGTTACTGCTGCGTAGATAATATCATCAGTGTTGTACCCTATAAATAATTGCATGGTGTCTTCCATTAATCTTTCAAAGACATGATTACCATCAAAGTCACCATCATTAAAATCAATGGCTCGTTGTAGCATAGGCAGTACAACAGGCCATACAAGGTCTATATCTCCGACCTTTACTTTAACTTCTTCTAGCATATTGGTTTATATATTCCTTAAACTCTAGCAACCTTAAAGTCTACATCAATTTGCTTTGGTTGCTTTTTGTTACCATATGCCTTTCTACGAATTTCTTCCCTAAACTCGTCTAATATTTTTGCACCTGCATCAGATGAGCCATTGCCCAAGGCAGCTACAGTAAATGCATCTACAATATATTCGTCTTTACTTAGTGCAGCCTTGTCAATTTCTCCACCACCCTTAACTTTAAACAGTAAATTATCTGACATACCGTCACCACTATCAGGACCTCTTACCATTCCAGAAGCCATGCCAGGACCATGATAACGTGTAGCATCATCCATTCCCATAGAGCCGCCTTGATTACGTGGAACCATACGGAACTGTGCAGGTGTAGAGCTATACTCAAAGAACTTTAATGGATTAATAGGTACACCGTTTTGATCTTGAATAAACGCTTCTTTAATATCTTCTTCAGAATACTGTGGTTTTAAAGCAGTCTTAGTTTCTGTACGGCTTTTAGCTATTTCCATACGCTCACCAAGATCTTCTTCAGGTGTCTTCGGCACATCCATCATGCCAGTTGCAAAGGCTGTTGTAGGTACACCTGTGTCTAGTGCAGTACGTATACCAGCCTCTCTACTAAATGGTGTAAGCTTGGATGCTCCTTCTAAATAAGATTTTTCTACTGCTTGTGGAATTAATTGCTTTGGTCCACCTAGTTCAGCCGTAAGTGTTGACAAGGGTGATGATCCTACAGAAGGAGCCATTGCTAAAGGTTTATTAGCTGCGGCTAATGCCTGCGTTGGTCCTAATGCCTGTGCTGTTGCTTGTTGGGCTGGTTGTCCAGCAAGCTGTTGAAATGTTGCAGGTGCCTGCATTCCTTGTAAAGCACTTTGCTGTAAACCGCTTGTACCTAATGCATCTAAACCTGTAGCTTGTGCAGCTTGTCCAGTAAGATCTGCCCCTGCACCAGCAGCTTGACCTGCGGTTTGTGCGCTTGCTTCTGCACCAGCTTTTCCTAACTCAGCACCACCCATCATTGAACCAAGTTTAGCACCACCAAACGCCATAAGAGCGTCCATAGCGGCCTTACCTACGTCACCTTTGTTTACTAGCAGAGAAGTACCACCTGCCACTGCTGCGCTTCCTAGCGCACTTAAACCACCTGTTGCCATACCGACACCGATAGTAGCAAGGGTTGGTAGAATATCTTTAAGTTTAAAAGCTTCAGGCAAACCAGTTGCAGGGTTAACTGTCATCTGACCCATAGACTGCAATGCAGCAATCTCAGGCTTAGACATATGTACAAGTTCTGTATCACCTTGGCGACCACGAAGGGCTAGAAGATTTGCTAAACCTGATTGAGGTGCTTCTCTATTAATCATATATGCCATATTACGTTACCTTATTTGGGGTCATATAGTTTGACTGTGCTTTAGTCATATTTGCTTGAAAGTTACTTGTATTATTATACACCGAATTTTGCTGTAATGCCAGCCCTGAGTTAGCTTTTTTTCCAAAGTAATCTGTTGGTTGTACAATACCAGCATTAACATTCTGTACAAAAGTACTATTATTTAATAGATCAAAGTAATCTCTTGACTTCATTAGTTTAAATCCACCCATCCTGTGCTACTTACATAGCCTTTAAATTTCTCTTCATCAAGGGAAAATGCTATATCTCCCGGACTTGGCCTACCTATATCGGTAACAGTTGTAACGCTATAAATTTTTGTAGCTGGTCTTGCGTCAACTTGATTGTCTCTAATATTTAATTCATAACCAAGAGTGTCTATTACCTGTCTTAAATCTCTATATAATTCTTCTACAGTCATTTGCTTTGCTGTATTATATAAAGGTAGTTGAGGATAGTTAGCCATTATCGTTTACCATCTGGTTGTATATTAGCACGAACTGCACCCCAACGCCAAGAACTATCTGAACTTGCTGATACAATAATTTTAGCCTGTCTTCCCCTACCACGTAAATCTATTTTCTTTGTGCTTTGTTGTATAGTAAATGGACCCTTAGTTATAATAGGACTATTGGGATATTCTTGGAATTGTAAAGTAATATCTATACTACCATTATTTGTAATAGTATAGTCAGGAACAATCCTGTCAATAAATAATATATTGTTACCGTCTTCAATATCTACTTCTGCAGATTCCAAATATGATGATAGTATTTTTCCATCGCCTGTATATATATTTTTAGGTTCGTTATTCCATACATAGTTATCTGCAGTTGCCGATACTTTACCTGTCGCAATAGTATTATCAAATATACTGTGATCTGAGAAAGTAGAATAAAAGGACGAACCAAATACCCAATGGTTTTCTTTATAGTTAAAAATAATATAACTGTCAGGTTCAGTAGCTGTTTCAGAACAATATAACCAGATAATTTCGTTAAACTCTGAATTAATACCAGCAAACACTTTATCTTTATTTACTTCATTAAAGCTGTCATATAAGTAACGTCTAACAGGACAAGAAAGATTTCTTACTCTACCATCAAAAGCATAGAAGTTATTTTCACCCATCCAGTATGCAACACCGTCTATGTCTATAGCGGCATGAGGAGCAATCAAACCACAGTTCGTTCCTACTTGTTGAAAGTTAAATATAAAAGGAGGACCAACAAACTGTTGTGTATACATTGCATTATCTGTCCAAATAAATATTGCATTCCGAGAACGTATAGCACCACGAATTTCTGTACCACCTGTAAGAATTACTTCTCCAGAAGTTGAGTTAATAGAAGGTGTCCAATTGGTATAATCTTCTTGATCTGACCAACGAACCAGCATTGGATTATAATTACCAGTACCAAACTCATTACAGCCATATGAAACAACATGCCTGTCGTTAGGTGATACACGAATATAGTTATTTACTGAAGGTGCTGCAGAAACAACAACTGCACGTTCAGGTGTTGTAGAAGCATCTACATCAAGATAGAATATTTTACCACCTCTACGACAAGCCAGCATGTCCTCACCCCAATTATCTAATGTCCACTGAGAACTTTGGAATGTAATGGCACCTGTTGCTGCAGGTTGGTTCCACGCTCTTACGCCTGTAATGCTTACACCTGCATTATAGACACCTGCACCATAGCCAGTTCCTTGAATAGGTGTAGTATTTTCATTAGGTAAAATAAATTCTAAGTCTGCAGTACCACCATCTGTGTAAGTAGCTACTGCAGATGTTGTAGCAGAAATAGTAAAGTTGTTTAATCCATTAACAGCAACAACTGAATATTCACCAGACAATAAGATACCACTATTGCCAATAGAGGTAGCAGAGGTAATAAAGATTCTATCATTTGCAGATACACCATGATTTGTTATACTTATACTTACAAGAGGAGAATTAATCTGTGTATTCATAACACTTGTTAAAGTAGTAGCAGAAATAAAAGGAGTTGAATCATATAACTCGTTTGATAAAACTACGTACAAAAACTTTTCAGTACCAAAAGACATAAGTTTTTTAGTATCATTATCAGACCATGTAAGAAGATCACGTGCTATTCCATAGTAATTTGATTGAATAGCTTTATTATAACCTCTTAGGTTTTCAGGTTTTCCTTCCCTAAAACGTACACGATTGCCATCATACCATTTACCTTCTTCAGCATATTGTGTTGATTCCCTATGAAACCCGGGAATAAACTCAAGCTTAGAAAGTTTACCTGCAGTAGAAGCCATGTCTCTACCTTGTCATATTAGTTATGTATGCACAATCAATAACTGCCGTTGTAACACTTGCAGTAACAGAAACATTCCGAATACTATAAGCCATTACATCAACAGCGGTTGTTGCAGTATTGGTTGGGGCTGTTCCTCCACTAAATTTAAAATCATTTGCAAAAGATAATGTGTGTGCAACACTTGTAAGCGCAAAGTAAATTAAACCTTGTTGACCAACATTAATATTATCTGGCTGTCTTAATGTACTGTCTGCAGCTACGCTTACAATAAAGTTATTACCAGTATTAAAATCTACAGCAATAAGACTTGTATCAGAAACTGCAATAGTAACAATAGGTGAATATGAATGACCACCATCAATAGCTACTTGACCAGTAAATGTATTATCTGAACCAATAGTATTAGCATAACCAATGCTTGAATTAACATAACGAATATCTGTAGTTGATAGTGCTAATAAAGCTGGGTCTACTGTAGTTGTATTTGCAATAAAGACAAGATTGCCTGTTGCAGTTACAGATGTAATAGGGTCTACAGTTGTTGTTTCAATTTCACTAACATTTGTAAGAACTAAACGAGATGATGCAGCCTTTGCCCCTGTTGGGATTCCTATACCTGCCCCATCAATACCATAAACATTTGTACCATCTGTTGTAATTACAAATGTACTTGTACCTGTTATTGATGTAGGTACAGTAAATCCAGTTGCTGTTGCACCAGTATTAATAATACGTAATGTACCAGTGGTAGATGTTTGTGTTACTTTATTATGAACAACATATGTTTTACCAACGGCAGGAAGAATAATATTAGCCGCTGAAGCACTAACAACATAGCCTTGTAATTCTAATGAAGCTGAACGTGCCTCATCAGTAGCACCATTATTAGTTGTTAAAGCTGTATCATTAACAAGCTGTACACCTGTAGAACCAATAGTTACATATGCGCCAACTGCGTCATCAACCATGTCAATGACATTTTGATTTAGAATATCACCCCAAGAATTTGGATTTTCTCCATCTGCTTGTTGCTCTAGTCGGATTCTACTGGTATAAGTTGAAGGCATATCTTATTTCCTATCTTTAAACTGTTGTGCTTATTATATACTATAAACGGTCAGAAGACAATATACGGTCTAACTTATCTTCTACTCTATGCAAAGCTTCCATAACCCTACCCATTTCTTCTTTGACTTCTCCACGTGTTGCATATTCTTCTCTTGTTTTATTAAGAAGAATTTCAAGACGTTTCATTTCTTTAGTAGTATTATTAGCCCACCAACCAAAGCCAGCGGCAATAAACATAAGAAGCATATCAATAAGGTTTGTCATATCCATTTAAAATTCTCTTCTGTCAGGCCATGCATGAATAGGTGCAGGTCCTTCAACAACAATATCAGTACCTGTACCTGAAGTAGGTGATTCAAACAAAGTAATAAACTCACCAATAGAAGTACAAGCAGTAATATTTGTTTTAATAACATCACAACAAGATACAACTGCTGCACGATAGTTAGTTACACTTGTAGGAATAACACGACTACGTTCCGCATTAGCGATAATCATCCAATCAGTTGAAGTTAGCAAAGAGTTTGCAGTTTGATTAGTTTGATTTTTATACTGTGTTTTTAAACCAAAAGAATATACTGGATTACCTAAGTCATCTGTTATAGTTACAGATGTTTCTGGATTAATTTGTAATTCATCTTCTAAATTTTTAGGAATATCTGTATCCCAATAAAACCTTGTATCTACTGGTACAGGGTCATCTTCCCATACCAAACCACGGCTTACCTTTTCAGCATCATCCCAAATCATCCAATTAGAAGGATGTTGTATACCATTGTCATCTGACCAAGCCCTACCTGCTCTGATAACTCTGTCATTATATTTCCAAGGCATTTTTATATTCTCCTAAAATTATCTGGCGTTAGCGTATTTGAATGGGTTTTCTGCAAAGGCGAGGTAGATGTATCTTGGACTGCCGCTGTCATTCAACCGTGTCCAGTTTGTTCTGATTTTAAAACCATTAGAAAGAAAATCTACATTCTCACCAGTTGAAGTATCCTCAGAAATAGCTTGGCTGGGCGATAACCAGTTTTGACTTCCATTATAAGTGGTTCGTGTAGAATCCATCATATACCAATCATAACCAGTAGTTACCGCAGATTTTATTATAACAAAAGCTGGCCTAAACCCTGTATAAACAAACGGACCATCTACGTTATAATTTCCTGTATATTGGCCTATCTTGCTGTAGCCATCAACAGAGTGAAAACAATACGCAATTATGTCATTGCCACTGGTGTTGTTCCAAGAGGAGGTTCCAAGAGAAAACACATTTGAAGTTGGCGCAGTTGAGTTAAAAATAAACGTGTCGTTTGTTTCGCCAGTATTTTCGTTTAACTGTATACGCTCATCTTCTGGATTTACACCGTTGTTTAACTTAAAATGGTAAGAACCCCACGGCCTTCCAGTAGGATAATCTCTGTCTTTTATAGTGATAAACTCAGGGGTACTAGACAGGCCGTGATACACTGTACCCGCTACACCTGTGCCAACGTAAGACACTATAGAAAACCCTGCGTCTGTATTTACAGAACCGCTTGAGGCTATTGTTGCACCATTGCTTCCTGCGCTGTTGCTAAATGATGTGCCAGCTTTCCAGTTCCAGCCAACGTAGGTGTCAATGCCGTTAACACCATTTGCTGAACCCAAAGAAAAACCATCGCTATCAAAAGACGTAAGTTCATCAGTTGCTGTTCCTTCAGCGTTTGTAAGGTTAGAATAAAGCTGCTTGTTTGCGCCTCTTACGCTGTCATTTAGACGATGCGCCCTGTCTGGAACAGACCTTTGCTTAATCCAAACCAAATCTGGCTGGAAACCAACACCTGTAATACTTTGCGTACTGTCATTACCAGTATAAAGCACCGTATTGAAATTCTCAGTGCCATCCACAATCGTAGGCTCTGGAAGGTTTGCTGTACATAACGCAAGGTAGCTTGAAGGTACAGAATACTTGAAGTCACCCACGCCGTTGGCATCTGTATTGCCGCCAGCGGAAGTAGCACCAGCAAAGGTGCTGTCTTGACCGAAGTTGGCTGTGAACTGCGGGTCTGAGCCACCAGTTCCTTTGTTTCCAGCGCAATAAGGTAAATAACCAGAACCAGTTGCCGATGTGCCATCTGTAGGGTTTGTAGGGTCTTGACCAGCCCCAAATGTGCCATTCTTGCCAAAATACATTCTTTGATTATCTGCATCAAATGCAAGATTTATTATGTCGCCTGTTCCAAATGTAAGAGTGTTTGATGCTGTTTTCACAACATTTGTGTCTTCATCAATAATGCCAAGCCAAGAAATTGAAGTTGATGGTTCCGATGTTGCTATACATTCCCAATACCATTTTCCTGTTGTTGGGAGTTGAAATGTAGCAGCAATACCAGATTGGACTTCATTGCCAGAATTACCATTCCAACGCAAATTGCCCTCTAATGTTGTTCCTGTTTGCCCCCAACTTTCAGTGCTTACATATTTCCAAATTGGATTCCAAGTAGCAAAGTTATTCGTAGGCGTGTCAATCATTTGGTCAGTTGTCGCAATATTATTAACAGACCAGTTATTACTATTACCTGAACTATCTAAACCTAAATTAGTAGCTGTTGAGTTATTAGAAAAATCAATATAGAAACCATTTGTACCATATGAACCACCATAAGCTTTTGGAATCCATACACCTGACTTAGTTTCGCCAAAGTTGGTAGCGTCTAGGGCTTGACCATCAATGAAGTTGACCTCTGCCATATAACCGTCAAAATAATTTCCAAGAAAATTACCAATGGTATGGGTGTTTGTTGAGTTAATATTCAAATCTGTATTTTGTGCAGGTTCACCGTTATTTCCTGATGGTGTTTGTAATGTTTGTTCAGTGCCATTAACATATATTTTCCAACGAGTTCCAGCTTGAGTTGTATCACACCACCAAACAACGTGATACCAAGCAGATGTGTCACGAAAAAGACTTACTGTTTCCCTAATATAATCAGTACCAGAAGGGTCCCAAGCGTGTGCAAATCTTAGTCCAGAATCTTGATATATAGTTGGACCGCCATAATCTAAACCTACATTTGATTGAAAAATTATTCCTCTCTCGCCTTGGCTCAAAGAACCTAGTTTAATCCACGCACTGAATGTCCAAGTCTTGCGGTTGCTAGCAGAAGACGGTATGCGGCTTAGATATGCGCTGTCATCATCATTAAAGCGCAAGCTATTGTCAATTTCATAATCATAGAAACCACCACCTGTTGCACCTGACCCAAACCATATAGGACTATTTGTTAAAGACATATTATTATTACTCCGTTAATTATGAGAATGCAAGCATAGGTGTGCCAAGAAGAATATTACCAGTAGATTGTACAAAATAAGGTACAATATCTACAGCACCTGCCGTGCTTGATAATGTAAGTCCAGCAGCACCTGCAGTTTCATAGTCACTGCTTAAAGAAACAGTTCTACCAGCCCCGCTATGTATGAAAATAAACACACCTGACATACCAGCTATCTCTGTTGACGGATTACCAAGTGTTATGTTGCCAGTTAATGTCCACACAAAACTGTTGTAATTTTGAAAGTCTGGTGTGTGTGTTCCTGTGCCTTGATTTGTATCTGTATGAACAGAACCAACTACGTTTTCAAATGCTTTAATATAATTTGCATAAATACTTAAACCAGTAGTATTACCTGTGACTAAATTGATTGTATTTGTACTGAACCCAAGATAGGTATCGGTATCTGCATCGTGATATAACTTATCTCTAAGATAAATATCTTCAACGTCATTAATAACATTAGAACCAAGCGTTAGTGTGCCAGTTAACGTACCACCACTTAAAGGAAGGTGATTTGAAATACTAGTTGCTAAAGTGGCTGATACAGTAGCTAATTGAGAAGTTGTAGCAAACCCACTGCCATCACCTAATACACTATTAATAGAAGTAATTGCATTAGTATTAGTTGTAATATTAGTATTACTATTTCCAATAGAGGTTGCTAGTGCTAAAGATGTGGCAGCAATTAAAGTATTTGTATTACCAATAGATGTTGCTAATGCCGCAGATACTGCAGCTAGTTCAGAATCAGTGACAAAACCACTACCGTCACCTAAGACAGCATTAATGGATGTAATAGCATTTGTATTAGTTGTTACGTTACTATTTGTATTACCAATACTAGTAGCCAATGCTGCAGATACAGTAGCTAATTCAGCATCAGTAACAAATCCAGTGCCATCACCCAATATAGAATTAATAGATGTAATGGCATTAATATTAGTTGTTACATTGGCATTTGTATTACCTATTGAAGTAGCAAGTGCGGCTGACGTTGCAGCAATTAATGTATTGCTATTATCAATAGACGTTGCCATTGTTGCAGACAAAGCAGTAAGAGCAGCGTCTGTTGCTACACCTGATGTAGAAATTACACGACTACCATTAATGTCAATACCTGTACCTGCAGTATATACAAGAGAAGAACTAAACACTACAAATGTAATTGGTGTTGTACCGATGGTAATTGCGCCTACGTTACTACATACATAAGCTTCACCTGCACCAGTGTCACCCTCTTCAACAAAGAAATAAGAACCACCGTCAATGCCTGTGTTATCATTTGGCTCATAACTATCAGCATCTGTAGCACGTGTTAGTACCCAATTAGTAGAAGCTGAACCTGTATCGGTTACTGTGTATACACCGTTCTCATAACCATTTGTCTGATTGTAAATAAGAACACGGTCAGATGTATTAAGTGTTACACCATCAATAACAAGTGCAGCTTGTGTACCTGCATTAGTAAGTGTAGCACCTACACCATCAGTACCGTTATCATAGGTAGCATTAAGATTACCTGCAGTGTCTGGGCTTTCTACACGTACTGCATCATGGAAGTGAATAGCCGCTGAAGTAAGGTTGTCTACATATTGTTTTGTTGCGGCTTCTAAGTTTGCAGAAGGATTACCCGGCAATGTAATTGCACCTGTCATAGTGCCACCAGCAAGTGGTAGATGATTGGCAATAGACGTAGCCAATGTTGCACTTAATGCAGTTACATTAGAATTAGTATTGTCAATACTTGTTGCCATTGTTGATGATATACCAGCAATTACACTATTAATAGAAGTAATTGTAGGACCAACAAAAGATGTAGCACTAACTGTGCCGCTTACCTAACACCATATGGAAACTCTGCATCTTGTCCATCTGTAAGAGTAAGCATAGAAAACGAACCAGTATTTGTTAAACGTATTTCATTGCTTTGTACAAAAAGACTTCCAGTTCCGTTTTCAGTAATTAAAGAATTAGAACCATTATGTTGGATAGTTAAATCTTTATCTGTACCAAAATGAAGAGCAGCATTGTCTTCAAAAGTTGCGCTTGCTGAAATAGCAAGATTAGTTGCACTTACAATTCCAAATGACTGGTCAGCATTAAGGGCAAGAGTACCACTGGCAGTAATAGGATTAGTTGTAGTTGTACCATCAAGAGTTACATGGATACCTGTACCAGCTTTTACAAAGTTTACAGTACCACCTTGTTCCGAAGGAACATTAAATAGACCTGCACCATTTCCATAGAAAATACCACCTGCAATAATATTACCTGCAGATACATCTCCTATAACTTTAATACCACCATCAACAGATACTTGACCACCTACAGTAAGTGTACCATTTGCCGAAACATTACCACTTACAAAAAGACTTGAAGCAGATACGTCACCGATATTAGCTGTACTTGTTTGTACTACACCACCATAGTTTACAGTAATAGCATTTGTAGCATTAGTAGCTGAAGAAGCAAATACTGCAGATACTGCATTCGTAGCATTAGTAGCTGAAGCCGCAAAGCTTGCATTAGTTGCGCTTACAGCAAAGCTGGCACTGTCTGCACTTGTAGCAAAGGTTGCGCTAGATGCATGATGTGCGCTAACAGCTACGGCTGCTTCACCTGCAGATGCTGCATAGCTTGCATTAGTTGCAGATGTTGCAACAATATTTGTAAGATTAGAACCATCACCGTAATAAGCAATAGCTGATACATCACCATTTACAGTAAGATTATTAATTGTAGCTACACTTGCAGCAATGTTAGTTGCGCTTACAATGCTTGTAGAAATATTTGTTGGTTGGAAAGAACCTTTAACTGTTAATTGACCACCTACAGATACATCAGTAGAAAAGCTACCAAACCCAGCATCAATATTCTGAGCATTAAGGTTTAATACAGTTATTGAAAATGTAGAACTAGTTGAAATTACACGACCAGTTGAATCAATATTGAATATAGTAGTTGGTCCATATGTTGCAGAAGTTACACCGCTATCAGCTAGTGAGAATGTGGGATTGCCTGATGCTCCATTTGCATTAGAAATACTTACACCAGTTGAAGCTGTAAGAGTACGTCCAAAAGATTCTGAGCCGTTTTGAGCAACAATACCATTTACAAAAGAACCAGCATTTGCTACGGCTGTATTTAACTGTGAACCTGTTCCTGTAAACTGACTGCCCTGAATGTTAATAGTACCAGTTAACGCAACACCTGCTTGAGACAAAGCAAGTCCTGAGTTGTTACCAGAACCATCTTGAATAGTAATAGATTGTCCACTTGCAAGACCGTCATTATTAGGACCTGGTGCTTGTAAAAGATTTTTATAACTATCTGCTATTAATTTACCTGTTAAATCTGCCATTATATCAAGTTCCAAAATTGAAGTGTTGCATTAAATGCTGTGGTTTGTGCGACCCAAGTACCATTACGGTCTGTGTTAGGGTCAGGGCGAATATCTTTAATCATATATCTTTCATCAATACGAGGTGATTTATTCTGAGGATGGTTTTTTAAATCATAACCAGCATCATAATCATTATTACAAACCATTAAACCATAGCTGTTTTTCTTTAGCTGATTTAATTTATACCTAAACCCACATACATCACATAAACCATAAACATTCTTTCTAGAAGGCATTATACCATAACCCTTGGTTTAATAAAAATACTTACACGTTCTCTATCTTCTTCCATAGCACGTGCAAGTCTTTCTTCATACTCTTGCTTTACCATTTGAATACGACCACCATCAACTCCAGGCCGTTTCATTCCCATAAAGTATGCAAGACCTGCAGTTAGACAAGGTAAGAACCTACGAGATATGTCAGCATTTTGTGTAGCTGATTTGTCAACATCTTCCATATAACGTACAAGCTCAAGCTTAACTTCGTCTGTAGAATTTTCTGGAATAGGCCAAAGGTTAACAACTGGATTGCTACGAGTATGACGAACTGCATATTGTGTGGGTCTGCCTACCTGACCTTTATTAGGTATCTTTAAATACTCTTGCATTGAAATACGTTCTAGTTGTGTATCAGTATTATCACGATTAATTACGGCTTCAAGTACATCAATAGTAGCTGACGCAAGACTAAAGGTAGTTACACTTGTTGCAAGAGTAACTACAGAAGTATTAGCAGTCCACAACATTACACCACGGTTCTGCCAATCCTGAAGAAGTAAGTTAATAGAACGCCTAGCAGACTTAGGTTCATGACCTAGTGTTTGCTCACCGCCAATCATTTCCAAAGCTTCTTGGATTACCTCGTCAATGTCCATGCTAAAATTAAAAGTACCTGAAGTAGCCATTTAATATAACCTATTCTTTCTCTGCTTTGATCGGGCTGTATTCTTTCTGCCACTCATTCGTCCAGAAATCTTCTTCAATTTCCTTGTCGATCCTGGTTTCATAATCTGTTGACCAATTTTTCCACGCCCTATAGCCATTTTTAATAGAGCCTGTTATGTCCAGAAACACTTTTGATTGTTTTACGTTTTGCAATTTTACCGCCATATTTTTTAGATGTTGTTTTTTCAGACTCTAGTTTTTTACGGTAAGTTGCGCCATACTTAGAATCCCATTGGCTTTCACTTAATCCTTCTTGAGATGCTTTCTTATGTGACCACTTAGAAAACTCTGAAGCAGTCATATCATTCATAGACTTTTTAGGTTTAGGTGTTCCTTGTGGTCCTTCAAGCATCATATCATCTGGTGACTGCATTTTAATCTCCCTTACGCTTTACCATATTTTTTATGTTTTTGACTTTTTGGAGGAGATTTTTTAGAACCACCTTTAGTCCACAAAGCTTTGTCAGCCCAGTATGCAGCAGACATTTTACCCTTCGCAATGTTTTTTGCATGGCGACTTTTAAATGAACGCCGAGCAGTATCGGAGTAGTTGTGACCCATAGACGAATCGCCATAATGTATAAGTCTAACTTTGTCACCTTCTTTAGCCAAGACCATACCCTTTTTACCTGCTCTATCAGATTTTCTAGGCTTATTAAAACCAGCAAATTTTTTACCACGATACTCAATTCCTCCTGATGGTAAGCGTTTAACGCCTGGATACTTTCCTACTGTCATTATGCCTTCCTATACTTTCTAACTTTTTTAGCTATAGCTTTAGGTTGTTTAACATATTGTTTTCCAGCCTTGCGTCCTTTTCTTTTAGCTGCCGAAGTCTTAGCATATTCTTTTGCGGATAACGCTTTGATAGCTTTTTCTGGTAAGTAACGCTCACCTGTTGCTTTTGAACCTTGCGTGGATGGATTACCACTCTTGGTTCTCCATTTTTTCCTTGTCCAATTTTTTAAACTTTTTTGTGATGCAGCTAATCCCATTTAACATTCCTTATTATATCACCTTATATTTATATATACAATCATTTAGTAGGCAGCTCTAGGAAAAAGAACTATAGCTAAAAACAATAAACCTATTAATGCTCCAACAATAATACTAACAATTGAAGTTACTTTAATATTGTGCATCATTTCTTCTTGAGCAATCCTAGCTTCACGTTTTCTTTTTAGTTCTGCTTCTTTAGCCTCTTGTATTCTTTTAGCACGTTCATCTATAATACCCTGCCAAGTTCCATGACCAAAACGCATATCAATAAGCTGTTTCATTTCTGCCATTTTTTCTTGTGCTAACTTAGCGTCAATAACCTCTTGTGCTACAGACTTAATACCAAATTGATCACCAAGACTTACCCCAGATTTTTTAGCACGTTGCTGTTGTATTTGTTTTTCACCCTCAAATAGGTGATCAACATATCCAGCAATTTCACCAATATCTTTAGCTGTACCAATAGCAGATTTAATACCGTCTACTGCACTTTTTACTAATGCTATACCCGCTAATGTTTCCGCAATCATCTTATCTTCCTAACTTAGGTATTGGTTTACATATAGCGGTTATATTTAATCTTTTACTATCCCCCGCCGGAACAGGTCTTTGGTTTGATAACCTTTCTGCAAAGTATAAACATCTATCACGTTTTATAACCACCACCTGCTTTTTTATATTCAGTAGCAAGAAGTTGTGCTTTACGTGCTGACCATTGACCAGCCGCACCACCCTTAGTACCCGCTTTAATTTTTTCAAATAATCGTTTACGCATAGTAGGTTTGGTATAGTTACCTGCTTTATTAACAGTAGATTTTGTTTTAGGCTTGACAGGTCTGCCACCTAACTTAGCAGTAGCAGTTTTAGATTTAGACTTACCAGCTTTAGACAAGGCAATGGCTATGGCCTGTTTGCGTGGCTTTCCAGACTTTATTTCTGTACGTATATTACTGCTAATTGTTTTAGATGACTTACCAGATTTAAGTGCCATTGTTATGGCCTCCGTAAAAATCGTTTTGCTCTAGCACTCTTAGGTTTATAGGGTCTTTTTAATGTACCTAACTTAACTTTTTTAGTTTTTGTTGGTGTATACGAAGCATCTTTTTGTGGTGTGTCATATAAAGATGTGCTATAAGGGTTAGGCACTGTAATAGTACGCTCTTGACGCCTACCACGTTTTTTATAACCCATTTTACCACCTACAGATTTCTTCATAATTTTACCACCGTAAGCATAACCCATTTCGTCAAAGTCTTCATCAAGAAGAAACTTATCGTTTTGAGCAGCTTCGATTTCTTTCATAAGTTCTTCGTACTCACGATCCTCTTTAGATTTTTTATCAGTCATTATGATTTCCTTACTGCACCAAAGCCTTTCATAGCTGCGCCACAACCCATGCCGCCGCCACCTGCACGTTTAACCATTTTACCACCATAAGACTTGTCAGCACGAAAACGTGAACGCATTTCGTCAAGCTTTTTATTCATAGCTTTAGTAGCTGGTTTAATTGAAGCAGACTTAGCAGCCTTAGACTTAGCAGCTTTAGCTTTCATATCTGGCTTAGACTTTGGAAGTGACATCATAGCTTTTGCCTTAGTCATGCCAGGTGTGGCAGAACTTTTAGCCGCCCTTGTAGCTTTAGCTTTTTTAGGTGTGGGTGTAGTTTCTGCTCCTGCTTTCATTTTAGCACGAACACCACGTGTATATGATTCACCAGCACCACGCATCATATTCATTTCAGTTTGTGATGTACGACCATATGGACCTTGTGATCCTTTGTTGTCACCTTTTTTAGCTGCAGGAATATTTAGTTTCTGATCAATTCTAATTTTGTTTACATCTTTAAGATTTGGATTTGCAGAAATAATATCCTGTATACGTACACCGTACTTTGCAGCAATATCAGATACTGTATCACCTTTACTCACTGTATGTTTTTTAGCCATTTTAATTTGCTCCTATTCGTAAGTTGTTGTCTGCACCTGCAGGACTTGCTGGCATTTCCATATCGTCTCTACGAGTACGTCTTGCCTGATTTTGTAATGTCTGTAATGATTGAGCGTAGCGTTGTTCAAACAACTGCGCCGTTGGATAGTCTTTCATAAACATCATTGCCTCTACCATTGAAGCATTAAACAAAGCATCATAGCAGAAATCTGAAAAATAATTATTTGGTGTAGCTGTAGTTAAGGCTACTGGTTTATCAACATGAACAATTTCTGCATCATATGTAGCATTTGTTGTTGGTGCAATCATAATTGTTGTGTTGTCTCTACGTGCATAGTAAACAGGAATGTCAGTTGTACTAGTCGCATCAGGCCAATAGTCATTAATAAACTCATCTGTTCTTTGTAAGATAGGGGATTTACCAGATGCTCCAAGTGTTACTGTAAAGTTTTTAATAACACGAGTTCCGACAGGAAGTGTAATAATATTATTGTTTGCAGAGATTGCAACTGAGGTATAGGTGACTAATCCGTAATCATCTAGATCACGTGTCATACGCTCTTCAGCCCTATTAACCATTTTGGGAATATAGTTCTGGAACTCTGTGCCATCGTTTTCACAGGCTTGGGTAATATCGTCTACAAGATAAAGATAACTAGCCATAGTAAATAGCTACAGTCGCTGCAGATGAAGGGGCAGAAACTTTTACAGGACCATATACTTTAATACCAAAATCAGGAACGTAAATATCACCTGCATCTACAACAGTTGTTGCAACAAATTTAATATTGTTACCATTGACATTTCCGTATGCGTCTGTTTGATTTCCAGTAATAGTAAATGTTCCTACACCAGAATATGTAATTCCTTTAATACGTGTATCGGTTACTGTAGTACCAGTTGTCGTATCTAATACGGCACCACTACCAGTAACAAAACCTTGTTTAATATTTGTAGCCATGTTTTCCTCATTGTTAATTAGTTAGTTGTTTATGGACTATTGACTATATTATACACAAAAAAAGAGGGATATGAAAGCCACACCCCTCTAATTTTTATTTTTTTATTGGTTAGACCTTACGCTCCTTCGGAACCGTAGAAGCCACGCCAATCTGACCAACCGAAGCTGTAACGCTCACGAGCCTTAAACCGAAGGTTGCCAGTGTCGAAGTCTGGCTCCATCTTGGTTTGCAGAGGCGCACGAACAAACATCTTGGCACCGTTAGGACAATCAGTCTTAATGAACCAAGCATCAGTGTCTGTAAAGCGGCGGTTCACGTAGAAGCCACCAGGTACAAGACCCTGATTACGGATTGAGTTAATGTCATTAACATTAGTCGCACCGTTTGCTGCAGTTGTTGGGTTTACCCCAATGGTTGTTGACATTGTGCTGTTCAGGATCTGGTCAGCAGTAAATGCGAGGTCTGATGGAATGTGCAAAGACTTAGCTTGCAGACCAATCAGAATACCACGATCATCTTTTGCTTTTGAGATCTGGATCAGTGCAGCTTCAAGGGCAGCTTCTGACAAGTCAGTAGCACCAATGTAGTTTGACTGATTTCCAGCACCAATGGTTGCGTGTGAAGCAGAGAACAATTCTACACCGTCACCACCTACGTAAGCATTGTTGAAGCCGTTATTGAAAACGTCTGCAGCTTTTACTTGCTTGGTGTTCGCCATTGCACGTGCTAGACCTCTTGCACGAAGCTTCGCAAAGGTATCGTACAGGTTGTCTTCCATTGCTTCTTCAGTAACCGCAAAGGCCAAAGCAATGGTTTCATGTGTGTAACGAGCAGTGTAGCTCTCTTGTGCATCGTCATAGGATACAGCGGCACCTTCACCTTTAGTAGGTGCAGTACCAAATCCTGTAAACAATACTTCTTCTTCAAATGCACGATCTGAGTTTTCAGTCTCAAACAACGGTGCATGTTCGTCACTAACTTCTCCATACTCCATACCGAAAACGGCATTGAGGCCGGGGAGAAGCTCTTTCGCAATACTTGCTCTATTAATAGCCATGATTTAATCTCCCTTATTAACCTAGTAGGTAAGCTGTGATTGTTGCTGGTGCAGAAACAGCGGCAGTTAAGAAGTTATCTGTATGCTGAATGAGTTGTACATTCAACTTAAGATAAGCATTTTCATTAACATTAGCTACATCGTTACCTGGCTCGTCTACTGAATCCAGAGGACGGCACATTGCGATACCAGTGGTGCGAGTAGCAGCAGCGATACCGTGACCTGATTGTCCTGTAAAGGTAGAACCTGTTCCAAGTGTTACAGCAAAGTTTTGAGAACCGTGAAGATCACCAGCAGTTACAGATGCATCTGCTTGTACTTCAAACACGGCACGAGAATCGTCAGCGATCATGGCTACTGCGTCTGTAGCTGATGTGCCTGAAGGCCAGTACTTACTGAACTTCTGCTCACCGTTAGCTACGTAACGACATCCCATGAATACACCCTGAACGACTTCGGTTACAGTCGTAATGACTTCAACATTCCCTGCATTAATACGGACAAGATCGCCCGAAAAAATGTTTGCGGCGTAACCTGAAGCGATTGGGTACTCATTTTGCCCATCGTTGTTCATGTTACCGCCACGTTTGCGAGAAGGTCGGAAGCCTGACAATGCTAGTGTTGCAGTCATATTTTTTCTCCCATTAAATTAAATGACACTACTAGTTACCGACCCTGTTCAAGATTAGTCTTGAAACTTTGAAGGCCGACCTCTAGTAACTTGTGTTTTACTATTATTACGAATCGGCATACGTGAATCACTTGAGTTCATTAGCTGGGCATTAACTGCGTCAACCATTTCCTTACTTTGATTCTGATAATATGCCTTACGGCTTTGGGCTTTACGCAACGGCATCTTTGCCAATGCTAGGTCTCCACGACAGACCGTGCCTTCATACCGTCCTTCTTCTCTCACGAAAGAAGAATGAGCCATCTCTGGAACTTCATCTACAGTAACAAATTCCCAACCTTCGGCCTGACGTTTGCCTACGTTTCGATAATCATCCTGATTCCGTGATAAGATCCTAATCCACCGTAGCTTTAAGCCTTGGTCAATAAAACGATGCTCAACTGATTCAGGAATATCAAGAAGGTTTGGTTCCCTATATTCATAGTCATCTTGTTCTCTAGAATTGAGTTCACGAGACTCCTCACTACGTGATATTGTTGTTCGTGCCATGTTAATAACCTCCACGCTGATTGTTGATACTGGTGTATTCACCGTCTGCTTTTTCTACTTTAAGCTTTTCGGCTGCGTACTGTTCAAGTGGTATCCCCCATTTCTCTGCAAGCCGTACATCTTCTTGAGATAACTTAACCTTGCGACCAGAGCTAGGATTGGGAGTGCGTGACGCTCCTGCTACAACTTGAGAAGCTTTGCTCGGTGCTTCATTCCGTGTTTCGACTTTCTCTGATGCTTCAAACCTAGAAGGAAAAGCACTTGAAAGTCTTTTGTCAATTTCTTCATAATACTCTTCGTCTGATGGGTCATACCCCTCATCCTTCATGCTGGCATCAATCTGAAGCGCAGCTTGAGTAAGAATATTGTCCTGTCCGAACCAAGGATTTTTAGCAGCCCATGCAATCGCTTTAGGATCATAATTTTCTGCTGCTGCTGTTGTTGGCTGTGCAGGTGATGCTTCACGGCTGTTCGCAAGTTCCTCTTGGTACTTTTGATATGCGTGTTGACTTTGCCGAAGCTGCATAGCTTCTGTTTGAGCAATAGTCATAGCTTCCTGTGCAGCCAACATCCTGTCGGCATCTCCGCTTTCAACGGCTTGACGATAAGCATTCTTAGACATTTCTAACTTATCGGCAATTGAACGCTCATTATTATCAAGATTACTCTTAATGCTATTAGCGTATTCAGTTTCTCGTTCTTTTAGTTTAGCCTCAAGAGCTTCTTGACGAGACTGCAATTCAGCAATCTGTGCCTCACGCTCTTTACGCTGTCGAACAAGTTGGCGAATACGTTTCTGTGCGCCCGATTCTTTTTCTTCAGTTTCTTCTGCCACCCCTTGCTCTTGGGTTTTTTGCTGAACATCTTCGGCATCTCCAAGATCTAGCTGTGGTTGTTCTTCTTCTGAGGCGGCTTCGTTTTCAATTTCAAACTCTACCTTCTCTTCCTCTTTTTCGGCTTGAGGGCTTACCGTTGTCCAATCATCAGACATATAATTCTCCTTTTAACGTCAGATGCGATTACTGACGAATTACGCTTAATTGTTATAATACACTAACTAAGTAGGTTATACAATAGCTAGTGGGTTAATTTGATAGGTTAAAGGTTGGATCTAGTTCTTTTGGATCATTAATGACCATAGATATTTGATCATCAAACATCAAAAGCATTCTTACTCCCTTATAAAAAAACTTCTGTCCTGTATGTTTTCCATAACAGACATAATCTCCAACAGAACACCAAGGACCTTTTGGAAATTTCTTGTCATCTTCATAAGCTGTATCACCGATTGCTAGAACTTTGCCAACCGTTGTAAGGATGGAAATATCATTTACTGTAGAATCAGGTAGTAGAATACCACCTTTTGTTTGTTTCTTTACGGATACAGGTCTTACAAGAATATGATAACCTGGGATATGTGGAAGAACAGTTGGATCTGGTGCTTCATCTGCAGAGATCCATTGATCATTCAACATTGCTTTTTCCATTGCTACTGCTTGCATTTTTACTCCTCGTCATCTTCGTATATCATTTTGTTGACTATACTTTTAATTTCCACTAAGGCATACTCAAGTCCTTGAATACGCCCAACTAGATTTGTATAGCTATGATAATCCGAAGCACCGCCAGATGCAAGCGTTATTTTCACTGATTCAATTTCTTTTGCCAGTGTTTTGTAAATTTCTTCATAAATCATTAAATTAGTTTCTGGTAATCTGAACCATAAGGGTTACGTTCTATTACAGAGCCTCCACGTTTTCTTTCATTAGCTGGTGTAGGCATTTCCATTAACCCAGGCTCTGAGCGTTGAATAAAATCTGTAGTTGGTTTTACATATCCTATTTCTTCTAAATCTAAAATAGCTTGATTTCTAATATCCATCTGTGATTTAATATAATCTTCTATATTAAAATTATCAAAAAAACCATCATCAGCTAGTGTTTGCATTCCTTTAGCATCAATGAATATATCTTGATCTGTTTGGTTTGCCATACGAACAAGAGCAGCTCTGTCCTTTATAGGTTTGTCAACCTCAATCATTTTAGAATTTATTTTAGCAAGCTGTCTTTTTTCTAATTGAGTTAATCCATCTTCAATTTCATATGTTACGCTTATAACCCTATCACCTTCTCTTTTAATGTCTGGGTTTTTATTATAACCTGGACGATACTTTTTCTGAAGTTCTATATACTTTTTAACTTCTGCAGGACTAATATCTGCACCTGCTTTACGTATAGCTTTAATACTATCTAAAGAAACAAACGGAGACAAACCATTATCAAACTTATCTATATTAGGATTAAAACCTGCAAGTTCTGAATTTCGTTTTGGTCTTAATAATGCTGGTTGCTCAGAATAACCAGGCAAGTTAGCGGCAATGTCAGGCAAACCACCTTTACGAATATCTTCCATAGGTATTCCTTGAATGGTACGTTCTTCAAGAAACTCTCTTTGAAGTGTATTTTCTTCTAATGGAAGTTCTTTATCAAGTTTTTCTTTTATACCTTGTGGAATATCTAGAGCTTTTTTAGGAACCTTTTTAGGTTTAGTAGATCCCTTCATCGCTAATTTTAAAAGTTTACTTAATGCCATTATATTAACCTTTGATAGTCACCATAAGGGTTACGTTCTATGCGTCCACCTGATTTCTTTTGAACAATTTCTGATATGCGTGGTAGGTCTGCCAATCCTGCTTCAGCATTAATAGCCCTAACTTCTGCATCAGAAAGAACACGATTGACTTTCATTTCACCACCAATAATCCAATTACCTGTCATATTAGGATTTGTTTTATATCTGTAATGTCCACGTTTAGGAAGTTGGTCAGTAATGTGTGCAGTTTTTATATCAGGTGTACCATCTTTTTTAATCCTTGCACGTTCATTTGCTACAGCTTGCCAATTAACATCGGCTGGCATTTCTACTTCTGCCCATACCTGATTATCTTCACGAACATTAGGTTTAAACTTAGGGTCTTTAACACGTTTACCAGTAGCAGGGTCAATCTTACCACCAATATGTGTAGCCATAGGAAGATCACCAGCGTGCCATCCAGGTCTAAAAGCTAATGGACCAAGAGTAGACTTTACTTTACCTGCATCTGTTAATTCACCTGCAGTTGCTTCCAACCATTTACCAATTGGAACAGGTTCTTTTGCATTAACAAAAAGTGGATATAGTTCTCCGTCTTTACCAACTCTAAAAAGTTTAAATGCTTTTATAGTGTTTTGTGGTGGCTCATAATCATGAACTTTAACTTTTTGTGTATTTTCTAAAAGTTCATCAGAAACTTTTGCTGCGGCTACTTGCTTCTCATCCATATTTGAAAGAGAGGCTAAACCTTCACGTGCTTGATTAACTGTTTTAGGTGCAGCTTTTTTAGGGGCTTGTTTAGCAGAACCCTTAATTACTTCTTTAAGTATTTTACTGAGAGCCACTTTGTTTTGCTCCTTCCATTAATACCTTAGTAAGAACGTCAACCCCTTTCATAGCTTCTGTTTGATCAAGCTGCTCTTGCGTTTTAATCAAATCAGCAATAAGCTTGAGTGCTTCGATTGCACGTTTGTTATTACGATCAGCTTCTTTTTCGTCAGCCTTCAAGGTATTCTCTGCACCAATCTTATAGGCATCAAGAGAAAGCTTCTGTTCTTTAAGGTCAAGGTCACGTTGCTTGAGTGCGCCTTCGACAGCTTCTTTAGCAAGCTGTGCCTGTACTTTTTGCTGTTCAATGTCAAGACGTTGTGCTTCCATTTGAACCATTGCTTGCTCTGGTGTAGGACCAGCTTGAGCAGCGGCTTGGTTTGCTTGCATAACTTGCTGTGCAGCTTGAGCCATAACCATTTCAATAATCTGTGGGTTCTGAGCATTTGGATCACCCGCAGGTGCCTCTGCCATCATACCACGTGTTACGCCTTGTATTTGTTCTTGATACTTCATAATCATATGCTCTTGAATGTTTGCCTGAAGGACAGGAGCAATACGTTGCATCATTGGGTTTCCACCATTCATAGGATCTTGCATATACATAGTCTTGATCTGAATATGTGCATCATGATTTTGTCCAGCAAATGCTTTGATAGGCAATCCTTTAACTGCTGCTTCAATATCTGATACAGGATCAAGAGGTTGTGCTGCCAGTTTACTTGGAAGGATCTTATCAATATTAGGAATATTAGCCGCATGTAATAATGTACGGTTTAGTTCTTCCATGTTGTACATGCCCGGAGGAGCCGTTTGAGCCAACTGCATAGCCATCTGTGTCATCATAAGACGATGTGCGGATGACGGAATGTTTGGATCACTGACAGGAACAACGTCTACCCGCCCATCGAAGTCACGCCTAAAGACATTCTCTGTAATACCAGGTACATCATACGGATAACTGTTAGGCAAGAACTCATAGTTCAAACGAGCAAGAATTTTAAACTCGTCTTTCTGTGATTTATGCAGACGCTTATGAATAGCTGAAAAGAACTTGCTAGATGCTTCAAGCAATGCCATAGTCGTACCGACAGGACCATAGTTAGCCCCATCTGTAATGACTTGCTCAGTCGTATCTGCAAACTTCTGACCTGCCGCTGCAATAAACTGTAGCAACGTAAACAATGTACCTGAAGGTTCTTTATAAGGCAAAGGCACAATAGACTTGGTAAGATCCATGCCTGTTGCTTCTACTTCCTTAAATTCACCCGGAGCCACTGGATCATTGTCACCTACAATACGTACACCCTTGGCTTTAAATCCACCAGGCAAGTTAGCAAACTGTCCTGCGTCAATAAGGTTACGCAGTGCTGCAGTTGCAGACATAGTAAGGTTGCCAAGGAAATGGATAAGACCTAGACCATAAAAACCAAAGCCCGGAACAAACCGATAATGTGTAAAGAACATTTTCTTTTTCTTTGTTTTGTCATCTTCATTCCAGTTACGGCGAATAGACAAAACCATACGTGACTGTTCTTCTACAGTTACAATATACGGACAAGCATATCCATGATCTTCAATGTCCAGATAACAGTGCTGCTCAAGCAACACATACTGTGGATCGTCATCGCCTGAAGGTGACAAACCAAGAACTGTGTCCATCTTTTCAGTAAGAGCAGACTGTTCTGGTTGTTTCGCTTCCGGCAGATCTATTTCGGCATACATACCTGCTTCGATCTGACGATACAGTTCATGAGGACTGCGATAGATTACATGGGTATAGCGGTCCGCCCTGCGTAAGTCTGTGGCATAGTAGGACACGTAGAATTGATCTATGGGAACAAACTCACTAACAGGGCGTTCTTCTGCTGCGTCATAGTAAATTTTCTTAAACGCAGAACCTATGAGTGGAAGATGGAACAGCATCCTCTCAAATTCATCAAAGTATTCGGGCATTTGTTCAGTCAACTGATAGTTCATAAAGTTCTGAACACGTGATGCCTGACGTTGTTTTTCTTCTGTAGCATCGCCTAATACCTGTGTCTTGACAGGTCCAGCGGCTGGAAATAATTCTTGGGAAGCTCTTGACTGAAACTTTACTGCAGATTCAATAAGCAATGGATGCACTGCAGTTGCTGCACCTTCAAATGGTTCTGTAGTTTCGTCAAGCTTTAGACCAAGCAGATCAAAGCCACGCTCAAACATAGATTCCCATTCAGATCTGGAATCTCTATCTGCTTCAAACTTTTCACATACCTGATTACCAATGTCTAGTAGTTCGTCTTCGTCCAGAGTTTCAACTAGGTTTTCATAGAAGCCGCCTTTTTCCATTACGGCAATACCGTCTTCGTCAATCTCAACCTCTACAGATCCAAAGTCTACTTCGACTTCGCCTGTTTCTGGATCTATTTCAATACTTACATTGTCTGTGGGATCTCGTTCAACATCCAGTGCAATTACATTGCTCACTGGTGCATCAACCTCATAAGGGTTTCTTTCTGTTGCCATTATTTACGTGTCCTTGTAAATTAGTATTAATCAATTTTTATATTATACCCTTAAGCTCTCCAGTACGCAACCCTCTTTTTTGTTCTTGGCTCGTCTTCCCAATTAGGATCTTCAGGGTGGATAAGGTTCCAACTGTCCTTCATGTAATGAACAGCCATAGTCATACAGTCAACTTGGTCATCGTGTGCGCCATTAGGAAATGACATACACTCTTCAAACAAATCGTCTGCAAATTGTCTGTCCTTTGGTAGCCACACACGCCCTGATTCCATCATAGGCGTTGAAGCGTATACCCTTGCAACCTTGTCACGGTCAGGTAGATAATCCAGTACAGGTAGACCTGCCCTTCTCATATCCTGTATAAGGGATTGTCCTGAAGCTTTCTTTTCAATAATACAAACATCGGGTCTATACTCCTGATATAATTCTTGGGCAATCCTACGCAGTTCAGGATATTCAAACCTCCCCCGGATGTTACCCAGGAGAATTAGATTGGACGTAATATGCTCACCACCGTACTCGTCTTTTTCAAACTGACTAAAGATACCCCAAGTCTGGATAACGCTGTAGTCGGCAGTCCTGCGGGTACTAAAGGCCGTGTCATAGGTCTGGATAATAAAGTCACAGTTAGGTGGCTCGTCATCTTCCCACCATTCAATCCAACGCTTCTTGATAATACCACCGTCATCTGGGCTAGGATCTTGCATATACAAAGAGTTCCAGTACCTGGCACCGTTGGTTGCTCGTATTTCCTGTTCGTCAACCCTAAGAACTTCGTCAGGTTTCCACTCAGGGAAGTACGAAGTACCTTCTGGTAGTCCTAATAAGTCTGCAGCTTCTTCGTCAAGCCATGCAGGTATACTAATAACTTCCCATTTGTTTGTTGTTTCTTCTACCTTACTTTCTTGTTTCAATAACCAACCACAAAGATCGTCATAATGATACCTTGTATTGACAATAATAATAGAACCGTTAGGCATAATACGAGTACGTAAGCCTGCAGGATACCATTCCTTGATATACCTACGTCCTGCTTCGCTAAATGAATCCTCTTCAGACATTACGTCATCCAATAGGGCTACGTGTGCGCCACGTCCTGCTACTTGGCTACGTACACCTGCTGCATAATAGGAACCATTCTGGTTTGTTTTCCATTTACCTGCCGCCTTAACGTCACTACGTAGTGCTACACCTCTAAAAATCTTTTGAAACTTCTCAGTATTGACAATATCCCTGACAGTTCTACCAAAATCACTGGCAAGCTGGTCAGAGTGAGACACTGACATAATTTCATGGTGTGCAAAGTTACCAATGTACCATGCAGGAAACAATTTACTACAGATTACCGACTTAGATGAGCGAGGTGGTAGGAATACCATCAGTCGTTTGGTAGATCCGTCCACTACTCCCTGTAGCTTTTCACATAATAACTCAATATGCCTACCCATTTGGAAGTCTGAAACAATTGTGGGTGCAAATATCTTGACAAAGGTTAGGAAATCATCCTTGGCTTTGTAGTTATTGTAGTTATTAATCTTCTCTCGCAGGGTTAAGTAGGCTGACACACCCTGAATATCAGGGAGTTCTTCATTAGTATGACTATCTAACATTAAGTAGGTGTACCCTTTTTAATTTGACATTTATATTTTATTCCTATAACTGGAGGTGTTCTTTCATCAGAAACAAAATCACTAACCATCTCGGTTATTCTAGCTTTACAAGACATTTCTGTTTTGTGCAAACCTCTAGTGTCTGTCAATTCTATACATTCTGTAGAGATTAGACAAACTAAAACTAACGCTTCAAACATAATTAATCCTTATGTGTTGTATTTTTATCACACTCTTTAAAAAATGTACTGGTTGACAAACAAAAGTATACCATAGCTATTGACAATCATACAAGTGAATGTTATAATACCTATATAGTTATTAAGAGGTTTGTAAAAGATAGTAATAATAATAAATAATGGTAACAAACTCTAAAGAGTTCTAAAGAACTATATAGACTATTAAGCCCCGGCTGTCCCCCATGTCTATTAGGAACGCTAATATACCTCATAGGTATCCGTGTTTTTTTATTTCATCTATTTTTCCCTACATCATCCGTCAAAAAATTGACAGTATCTATAGAGATTTCTGTAGGTACCCTTTTTGTGTTGCAAAAATATTACAGTCAATGATTAAAGACCCTTGTTTTTTTGAAAATATGTTTGGGGGTGTCTTTATATATTATATAGTCTACGGATTTTTTTGGTGGGGGTGTCAAAAAATTGACGCTTCTACCGAGAACAAATCGTGAACAAAAAAAAGTCAAGCAAAATCTTGTCAATAATTTGACGTGTCAAAACTTTGACGCCCGGAAAAGAACAAAACGAGAACATCAGGTTTGTCAAGTCATTTATTTGACACTTAGGCTACCCTATATAATAAAGTCAAGACTAACTAGGCCTGCCCCCCCTAACAAGTTTAGCCATGCCTAACATTTCCTGCCGAGACTAACAAGGTTTGATTAGACTAACAAGGTTTGATCATACGAAAGACCTGTATAGTGTGACATTTTTACAACACCTGCAGCATAAATGTCACAGTCTATCTATTTGTTTTAACGTGTTATCACACTGAAACAACCTGTGTTAGCGTGTTAGCACATTAAAACGCCTTTATATATATTATAAAGTCAAAACCATTATTCCCATGATTAACCAGAACGAAACAGGAACGTACTAGGAACGAAACAGGAACATTGCAGATTTTCAAAAATCACCCAAAATAAAACCCAATAAAATCAATGACTTATTTTTTAGGCTTGAAAGCTGCTTTTTTTTCATTCATAACATAATCACAAGAACAAAACAGAAAAGTGATTAAGACAATGGCAAGGCAAAGATTAAATCCAAAACGGCGGAAAGCTTTAAGAGTAAAACAAAGCTTATCGCATAATGTGCCAGCCATTAGCAACGGTTATAAATTTTGGACAATGCGTCACGGTAAAGAGATGCAAAACATAGAACCAATAAAAGAACCATTGCCAACAATTGCGGAAAGGTTGCGAGTGAAAAAAGCACACACTAGGTAATACCTAGTTATATATAGGGCTTGTGTGTCTGCAAAAGACCCGCCCGAATGTTGAGAGTTAATATAGGCTTGCAATGTCTGCAAGGCACTAGGTGACTAGTGTATCCTTTCATATCATATGAGGTCTATTATGCTTAATTTTCTGACAGATACACGCAATAACCATTATCCAATCGGTGACGGTAAACTGGCATTTTTTACGAAAGATGGATATGTTTCTACTAATCGTGCATATTTCCACGTTGGACGTAATAAAAAATCAGGTCAATTCGTCAAACGCCATTGGCTTTTGAAAGTTACTCGCAAGGTGGTTAGAGGTTATTAATTGGACTGCAATGGGTTTTAAATAATCCATTGCAAGCCTATATTAACTTGAAACAAAAGGATTTGAAAATGTTCAAAAATCATCAAACAAAAATAGGCCAGGCCTGCGCTGCAAGTCCTGCAGCCGTTGCTGACACTATGATTTGCGTTATCAATTCTATTCGCACCCATTGGTATTTAGTGGGAAATATGAATATTGACGTAAAACAAAATGGTTTGGATAGCAGATATCTAAACAATGCAGTAAAGGCAAAAGCCTATAAATATATCCAGCGGAATAAAAAAGATATCCATGCAAAATTTGCTGATTATAAAGCTGGTAAAATTGATCTTCCCGATTTGCTTTTGTATGTGGCATCATGCCCTAATCTTGGACTAGCAAAGGCAGGTTTCGTAATCCAATTGGCTCTTGGCGAGATAGGCTGTTTAGATAGTCATAATCTGCAACGGTTCGGATTATCTGCCAGCACGTTCAAATATGGTGCGAATGCGTCATATGCTTTGATGCGTAAAAAAGCAGAATTATATATCGACACATGCGAAAAGCTAGGCGGGTGTGAACACCTATGGGATAGCTGGTGTGACTATTTGGCAACGGTTCACCCAACAAAATATAGTGATGGTGAACACGTCTCGCAAATGCATGTTGATTTCATACTAGGTAAATGAGGTGGTATAATGTCTGTGTTTCGATACGATGACGGCTATGACACGTTCAGAGTTGAATTAAAACTCAAATCTGGGTGGGTCAATTGTTATGGTGACAAGGAATATGCCACGATTGGCTGGGCTGGTGTAAAATGCAAAGATATTCTTGACCTTGGATATACTGCCCGAATTGTCAAATATGAAAATGGTGAATGGAAAGAGGTGAAAGAATGATAGTAAAATCATATGACAACCCAATGGATCATAGGGGATGCGTGAAAATCCCCTTGTATTGGTCAAAAGATGGGCAATTCTTTTTATCCATCTCTAATAATATTGATGGTTCTTTTGAAACATGGCCTCAACGTGTCTATAAAGATGGCACTGTTCAATATCTGAGTGACGATCCGAAATATTGTCATGACAGTTTAGAATTAGTTGAGCATTTAAACTATGCCAATGGTGGCATGTGGAGTTTTTGGGAATATCCAAAAGAAGAATTTAATGAAGATGATGTTTGCCGGAATGGTAAACTAGTCACAGAATGTGAGTGTTGTTAAATGGAATATTTAATACTGCAATTGATTATCTTGGGTGTATATATTGTAACCAATATGTAACCTGAAAAATCCTGGAATTTCTAGGCGAGAGCTGCAACTTAGGAGGTTATGAAATGTGTTGGGGAAAAATTGAGGGTTTGCCGTTTGGTTTTGAAATATTAGAAGACCCTGACGGCTGGAACTTAGTTAGACATGGAAAATTTTTAGGGTGTCGTGAAACAATAGAAGAAATTTTTGATGTGATGTGTAGGCTTCATATGTCACAAATTGAAAATCCTGCATCAACTTAGGAGGTTATGAAATGCAAATGAAACTCGATATGATGGATGAAGATTTGATAGACATGCTAGACGATACAAGTGTGTTGACATTGGATGAACTATCTGTTATGTCAGGTAGATCAGTTGGTGAATTAATTGAAATGAAAAGAGAGATGCAAAACAATGAAACGTATTGATACTCAAACGCCACATGGTCACACAACAGTATTGCCAAAGGATCAATTCCTCATGCTGATGTATGACCTCGCAGAAGAAATGTGCCACATGGACAAACAAGATCGTGAACCTGAATGGCATGTTGATGAGGCAGAAGAAATGTTAATTCGTAATGGTATCTTGAAAGGTGAATAAAATGGATAGAACAACAGCAAAAATTCTTCGTGAAAAACTAAACAACTTATTTGCCGAACATGGCATTGAAGGTTTTGAAATTGACGTAGGCAACGCAAGCTATGATGACACACAAATTACATTCAAGGTGCAAATCAAAGAGACTGGTGCGCCATCAAAAGAGGAAAAAGACCTCGAAAAATACGCAGGTTTGTATGACCTAGACACTAGTAAGATTGCAACCGTTAGGGGTGACAAGTACAGCCTTGTGGGCTTCAATTCAAGAGCAAGGAAACAACCATTTATAATTCAGAAGCTGGGCATAGGTGGATCAAATAACAAATATAAGATAACAGAAGACCAAGCTAAAAGATTTTTCGGAAAGGATGTTGCGTAATGAATGACGAAGATGGTTTTGAATTTGAAGGGGTTTGGATTACTGATAGATACAAATCCCCATGTGGTAGGTTTGACCTGACAGAAGAACAATCAAAAGAATTGTATGGAGAATAAACAATGAATGTACTATCACTGTTCGATGGAATGTCTTGTGGTCAGATTGCACTAGATAAGCTAGGCATAAAGCCTAACCACTATTTTGCAGCCGAAGTGGACAAGTACGCCATCCAAGTAACAAAGGTTAACTATCCAAACACAATTCACCTTGGTGATGTGAGGGATGTTATGTGGCCTGAGACATTTGAAGGCATCAAGATTGATCTATTGATCGGCGGTAGTCCATGCCAAGGATTTAGCTTTGCTGGCAAGCAATTAAATTTTGACGATCCCAGAAGCAAACTATTCTGGGAATATGTACGCCTACTAAAAGAATGTAAGCCTAAATATTTCCTGCTTGAGAATGTACGAATGAAACAAGAAAGCATGGACGTGATCACTGAGGCACTAGGTGTCGAGCCTGTCTTTATCAATAGCAGTCTTGTGTCTGCACAGAACCGACAACGATACTACTGGACAAACATTCCATTCGATGGCTTACCAGAGGACAAAGGTATTATGTTGCGTGACATACTAGAGGATGGTGTTACAGATAGAGACAAGGCGCACTGTATTGATGCTAACTATTTCAAGGGTGGAAATCTCAAATCATACTTTGAGAAACATAGGCGGCAACTTGTGTTTGATTTTGACCTAAAGAAATCTGGCCTTATTCAAGTTGGGGAGACAGAAGAGTACCAGCATTATAACAACAGCCAGATCAAACGTGTGTATCATCCTGAAGGCAAGGCACCTACGTTGCTTGTCAATCAAGGTGGCAATCGTGAGCCAAAGGTTGCCACGCATGACCCAAAGGGTGGACGCATAGTGAACCGTAGGCTGGACGAAAATGGTACACGCAAAGACTACGACAAGAGCATACCATTACAGCCTCGTGTCGAGGTGAGAGAGGACAGCAAAACAAACTGCTTATCGACAGTATACAAAGACAGTGTAGTTGTCGAAGACATGACATGGCGTAAGCTGACACCTCTTGAGTGTGAGCGACTGCAGACTGTACCTGATGGGTACACTGCACACGTCAGCAATACACAACGATACAAAATGCTGGGCAATGGTTGGACAGTGGATGTTATCACACACATCATGAAAGGAATGGAACTATGAGTATTCAAATTAGTCAGAAGATGTTAAACAGAATTGACAGGATCAATGAGCGTGATGGTACAAGCTGGAAGATCATGGCGGTGCGTGTTAACAGTGAATGGGAAGCACCAGCCCATGTTAATCCTTGGGATGTAGTAAAGGAAGGTGATGTAGGGTTAGGACGTTTTAGATTTTTTGAATATAAGAAACTAAAAAGACCATTCAAGGGTAACGTCTTTGGTATTACATGTGGCAGCCTTTATACATCTGTATCTTACAAGCGTCACGTTTGGAAGTTTAAGGTTTCAAAGTTTCATAGCACAAGACAGGTAACTAAGTTTATGATCGAAGGAATGGAGGATAACAAAACATATTCTCGTAAGGAAATGAATGAGTTACTGCATACTATGGAGAGGTCATGAAATACATGGAAGAACTACCACTTGACCATGAGCCTAGCCTTGATCATTGGGCTAAGTGTTTAGCTGATGATGACATAGCTACAGGCTACCATACTAATTGGGATTATGCCTATGAACAGGCATGGTATTGTATAGAAGGGATTTTAGAATGAAGACGATAGAGGAACACATGGAAGCACCAACAAAAGAAATCCTGGATCAGAAGATCACAAGTTACTTCAACAGTTACCCTCGACTAGGATATGACACAAGAATTATCAATGAAGGGGTTGACAAACGTGATGGTTCTGATGTATACACAGTGATCATTTCAAGACAAACATCGTGTGATTAGGAGACACAGACATGGATATTAATAGTAAAGTATTTGATGCACCTCGTGAACAAATCCAAGAGGCACTAGGGTTGTTACCTAGATGGGTGATGGAGTATAATTTACGAGAGAAGGATGACTTGGTAGGACATATGCAGGACAGCTACGGCTTCGGTGAACTGTACAAGTTTGGTGGCTATGTGACTGAGGATGGAAACTATTGCAGCGAACATGAAGATGACGATGACCTTCCTTGGATTGCCAAGATGAAGACAAAGGATGGTGACGTATACTTCTATGAGTACGCAATCACTGCACTGCCTACGCCTGACGGTTACTACATTACAAGGATGGATTGATATGCCTAAAACAACAGTAACAATTTACCTAGAGTTCGATGACATTGGACATGAAGAAGACGCATTGAAGGAATCAATCCATCAATACCTTACGGATCTGATTGATGATGATTCCTTAGTGTACTACATCAACGAAGAAATGAGGTGAGCCATGCCTAAGTTAGATTTAACACCTGCGAATACACCTGATGAGTTAGAAGGTTTGATTGAATATGCTTCAGGGTTAGCACTGGAAGACAGGATGAATGATCCAGAAGGAACCCATCCATTTGATAAGTTTGTGCGACAGTATGAGGATGAGTTAGTTGTTGCTGAACTTTTAGATAAACTAAAGGTTCAAGCTATGAACAGACTTGCACCTTCCTTTGTGGAGTGGCAGCAAAACCAACGGTCAAAGTTTAAACCTTCAAAGATGTTTCCAAAGGAGTGAGAAATGAAACGCATTAGCCCTATCAATCCTATCGCTAGAGCAGTTGCCCTATCAAGGCGTAGAGCTAGTGTCGTGCCACCTAAGAAGGGTAAGGGTTCTTTCAACAGGAAGAAACTCCCACCCGTTATAGAGGACTATAAAGGCTACAAAGGTAATTAATATTATCTTTTATTATCTTCTTTCTTTCTCTAAAGAGGATTATACACCTGGAAAATTTTTATGTCAAGGAGAAAAATAAATTGACATACTGGATTATGTATTGTATGATGCTATTTATGTTGGTGTTCGCTATATTAGGAACGCTAAGTTTAATTTTTGTCAGGTAAAGAAAGGATACTGTCATGACAAAAAAAAGAAAATATAATAATCACTATGAAATATCTGCAACCGATCTTGACTATGTAGAGACAGTCGCAGCCGTATCTGCAAACGAAATCGACATTGATGAAATCAATTCCTTCCTCAATGATACTGAAGATTACTTAAAAGATTTCGATGAGATAAACAAACATCAATTAAAAAAGGAACTAGGACTATGACTGTCAACCTATGGGAAAAAGATCGCAAGCGTTTGTTTAGGGATTTGTACCAGCAATACCTTGACGAAGGATATGATGCGAAGGAAGCAAAGAAACTTGCCAAGGAAGAAGCGGAAGATATCATGGCAGATACAAATGACTATGTTGATAGTATAAACAAGGCGTTATGGGATGAGTAAAGTTATTACAGAAAAAGAAATACTCATGCATAATATTCATGAGCTGCAGAAGAGCTTGCAGGATGCATACATTCGTATTGCAGAACTGCACGAGAACCTAGAAAAATGTTTAGCTGAAAAGGATAAACAACATGGCTAAGAAATATGAGAACATGTCGAGTGATGAACGCATGGCCTATTGGGAAAAGAAACGTGAGCAAGAAAAGAAAATCAAACAGAAGCACGTTGATCTTCTTGAGCCTTCACAGTTGAAAGCATTAAAGGACATGGACAAGTTACTTACTTCTGTGTTACGAACTGCAATGTACAATGACATGGGTGGCATGAGAATGGTGTCAATGGTTGAGATGCAAGACCTAGAAGAAGCACATAGCTTAGTTAAGTTCAAGTTTAATTTAGGAGATGAAGATGACAGTTAAGGTAATGAATAAGATGGAAGACTTCAAGAAAGTTAAGAGTGCAATTGACAAAGCTATCAGCGCATCAAACACTTTGACCTTGACAGAAAGTAAATTACTTGATAACATTCACGAGAGTTTAGAGAAAGCACATAGTGGTATCAGTAGGTTTATTAAAATTGTAGAACGCAAGGGAGATTATAACTAATGTTATTACATGAGTTCTATAGTGATGAAGATTGCTCTAGGGGTGGTGGCTCCTATAGAAAAGCAAGCATCTTCAAAGAGCCTGATGGTTCGTATACTATAGTAAAGATACAAGACGCAGCCATCATTGAAGAACTTAATCTGGCTGGTCACTCAGAACAGTACATGGAAAACATGGCAGAAGATTGGGTCATGGGTGTGAAGAGATGAAAAGATATAAGGTATTCAAAGCATGGTATGAACTATCTGAACAACTCAAGGCATCTGAAATTCCAGGAAGAGACTTCAGAGGATCAAAAGAATATCACATTGAAACATACCGTAACAATAAACTAACTGGTTTCTTTACAAGACCTACACACAAAGAAGCAAAACAGTTTGCAAGAGAATGGATGGAACCTGATTATGTCGGACGATGAAAATAAAATTATCAATCTTTTCAGTGTAGTAGATGACAATAATGAAAGAGAGATTGATCGTAGTGTAGAGGAAGCATTCAGTAAGGCACTAGAACAGGACATTAGAGATGTAATGATTCTTGGGTGGACAAAAGACGATCAGTTGTTTATGAGCCTTGCAGTCAATGACGCACCTGACATGATCTTTATGCTTGAACTTGTCAAGAAGGAGATACTAGATGCATCAAGATCATAAGATTTATTTTGAAACAGCAGAGAAAGTATCAGTCATTGAAGGTGTGGACAACATCAAAGAGTTCATGGAAGACAGAGCATACCTAGCCAAGGCTATGGGATACGATGCCATCATTGTAAATGATATGCTACAAATCTTTGATGATGGTGAACTATACGGAACTTACTTTCAACACAAGCATATGAACTAGGAGAAAATAAAATGGACATGAATGATTATCAAAAGTTGGCTATGAAAACTGCTATCTTTCCAAGCGACATGGGTGTATACTATGCCACCCTTGGTTTAGCTGGTGAGGCAGGTGAGATTGCTAACAAGGTTAAGAAGTTCATTCGTGATGGTCACTCAGTTGAGAAAGAAAAAGAACTCATTAGTGAACTTGGTGATGTACTTTGGTATGTGGCTGCAGTGGCAGATGTAATTGGTGTAAGCCTTGAGGAAGTAGCAAAAGATAATATGTACAAGCTGGCAGAGCGTCAGCGCAAGGGAACACTACAAGGTTCGGGAGATAATAGGTAATGTATAAGTGTCCAGAATGTAATGGCTCATCTATGGTATTGGATAGTGAGGACTTTTATAAAGTCAGTGACACATTAGTTAAATGTGTACATACAATGTACTGTCCAGAATGTGGCTGCGATGGGCAACTAGAAGAAGAAATATTTGATCCTAAAGACGAAGACTTAACTATGGAATACTTCTTTCCAAATGAAGGAGCAAGTGATAATGATGACGGATCGTAAGCCATCAGATATAGAAGTCAGACGTGAGGCATGTGATTGTGGATCGTCTGACGGTAGGGTTGTGTTCCAAGATGGACACAAGCATTGTTTCGTATGTGATAAACATTGGAAGGCTAACAGCATGGAATCAACAGCACAACAACAGATCATACCAGTTCAGAAGAACTATGTACCTGTTACAGATAAGGGTGTGTTCGCACCTATTGCTGACCGCCGTATCAAGAAAGAAACGTGTGAGTTCTTTGGTGTCAAGGTAACTCTTGGTGCCAATGGAAATGTCATGGCACACCACTACCCATATTACGACAATGACAAGAGTATTGTCGCTAACAAAACAAGAACAGTCGAGAACAAAACATTTCGTTGTGAAGGTAACGTAACTAACGCAGCCTTGTTTGGACAGCAAAAGTTTAACAAGGGTGGTAAGTACATTACAATCTGTGAAGGTGAGGTAGATGCTATGTCTGCCTACGAACTGCTTGGTTCTAAGTGGCCTGTTGTATCTGTTAAGACAGGCGCACAAGGTTCTGTTCGTGATGTAAAATCACAGTATGATTTCCTAAACTCTTTTGAAACTATTGTGATCTGTTTCGATAATGATGCTCCAGGAATTGAAGCTGCAAATAAGATTGCACAAATCTTTGAGCCTATGAAATGTAAGATCATGGACATGAAACTCAAAGATGCTAACGAATACCTGAAGCAGAACCAACGTGAAGAGTTTACTCGTGGCTGGTGGGCAGCATCACCTTACACACCTGCAGGTATCATTCGTTTGTGTGATCATATTGATTCACTATTTGAAGAAGATGATAATGAAACTGTACTATATCCATTTGCTGGTCTAAATGAAAAGCTATATGGAATGCGTACAGGTGAACTCGTTACCATCACTGCAGGTACAGGAGCCGGAAAGACTAGCATGATGTACGAACTAGAGTATCACATGCTAAAGAATACAGATGCAAACATTGGCATCATTCACTTGGAAGAAAACAAAAAGCAGACTATGTTCCATCTGATGTCCATCCCTGCTAACGATAGGCTCTTCATTAAAGAAGAACGTAAGAAGTATACAAGGGATCAGCTTCAGCCATACATTGAGGATACAATCCAGAACCCACGACTAATATCCTTCAACCACTTTGGATCTATCACAACTGATGAGATCCTGTCTCGTGTACGTTACATGGTCAAAGCTATGGACTGTAAGTTCATTGTCATTGATCACCTATCTATCTTGGTGTCAGGATTGGACGATGGTGATGAGCGTAGGAACATTGACATGCTGATGACTAAGCTACGTTCACTTGTAGAAGAGACACAGTGTGGTATGCTTCTGGTGTCACACCTACGGCGTGGCTCTGGTGATCAGGGAACAGAACAAGGTAAAGAAATATCCTTGTCTATGCTTCGTGGATCACATAGCATTGCACAGCTTTCAGATGCTGTCATAGGGCTTGAACGTGACCAACAGGCTGATGACCCTGTAGCAGCCAATACAACCACTGTACGTGTCCTGAAGAACCGTTATGCAGGTGATACAGGTGTAGCTACATACCTTCTTTACGACAAGACTACAGGACGTATGGCAGAGATTGATAATCCCTTCGATGCCAAAGCAAATGAACCAGACATTGGAGATTATATATAATGTTACAGCCGATCAAAGGTGCAGTGAACATACCGTTCTCAAAGCACAGATATCAACTCGCAGATCAGTCAGCTAAAGATGTGATCATGGACTATCTAATTAAGAATGGTCATACAATTACTGATAGTGAAGAAGATTTTTCTGTTGACATTAAATCAGAAAAGAATTATAATTCGTACTTCAGTGAGGTTGAAGTTAAGTTCTCATGGAGTGGTGACTGGAACCCAAACTGGAAAGAGATACGAATACCTTATCGTAAACACAAGCTAATCAATAAGGTTAAATCAATTGGAAAAGATAACTCCTTCTTTAACTTTTACATTCTTCGTTCTGACCTCAAGGCTGCATGGCGTATCAAAGATGACGTAGTTGCAGCGTCAGAAGTTAAAGAAGCTAAAGGAAGATACATTAAAAAAGGCGAACACTTTTTTCACATCCCTTATGAGAAAGCGATATTGATAGAACTATGAAACGTATAGCACTTGACATTGAAACAGATGGTATTGACGCAAAGGTAGTACACTGTGTATGTGGTCAAGATGTAGATACAGGAGAAAGGTTTGAGTGGCATGAAAATAACAATGGCTTTGACAGCCTGCCTAGATTACTATCTACATATGATGTTATTGTTATGCACAATGGCGTATCATTTGATGCACCAGTATTAAACAAACTACTAGACGCAAAGATACCTCTGTCTAAGATACGTGATACTCTAATACTATCACAGATTGTAGACCCTTCCCTAGAGAATGGACATAGCTTGAAAGCTTGGGGTCAAAGACTAGGGGAATACAAAATGGATTACTCTGACTTTTCTCAGTTTAGCATGGAGATGTTAGAGTATTGCAGACAGGATGTTGAAGTAACTATTAAGTTATACAAACACCTGTTGCCTAAACTACAGAAGTTCTCTGCTAGGTCTATCAAACTAGAGCATGACATACGTGCCATCATAGACCGACAAGAGAAGAATGGATTCAGCCTTGATATACCAAAGGCTTCTATCCTTGTAGCTAAACTTGCAGAAGAAGCTGCGGATATCGAACAAGAGATGCAGGAAATCTTCCCGC